GAACGAGCCGATGCGGCCTTTGCGGCATATTGTCAGGGTGCCGAGGATAAGCATAAAGAGCTTACCCGCTGGCACGACCCGAAAGAGGAATTGCCGGATGGCAATCGAGATGTTTTAATTAAAACAACGTTATGCACAAAATACCGCATAGCCTTCTACAAGGCAAATGAGACGCGGAATTATCATTGGCACGAGAACAATGGAGCTATTGACGATGATATGGTTATCGGCTGGCGGGAAATTCACGAATAAGACAGAGCTATGAAAACAGAGAAAACAGCCGCCGAAAGGCGCGAGGAGTTGGCGACCCTCTTGTTTTGCCAAAGCTATCTATACTATCACGATATGCTGTCCTTGGCCGAATATAACATGATACATAAGAGGACATTGGCCTTTCAGAATGAGCACCGAATCGCTATCACGCGGGAGCAGATCGACAGTGTGGAAATTAAATATGATGACGAGCCATGACACCAAAGGAGCTATACGACTGGGCGGTTGAGCATGGAGCCCAGGACTACGATATTTTAGTTGATGGTGATGCGATAGATTATCTGTTTCCGGAGATTGATGGACGACTTAAAATAATAGAAATCATACGATTATGAAAATAGAACTCACACTGATCGACATTGTAGGGTACCTTCCGTATGGGTTGTACTGCTGGTATGGCGAAAATATCAAGGCCGCTCTTATGGTTGGAATTACTGATTATCAGATTCCGATTTTCGAAGTAGGCCGTAAGCCAATCCTGCGTCCGATATCCGATCTGCGCGTGGAGATCACCGAGCGAGGTTACAACGACGGGAAACCGTTCGTGCCTGTCAAACGGCTGGGCGAACTACTGGGTTCGGACTATGAGGATTGCCTAATTCTTGATTGCCGGATAAAATATTCACCAAGTGAAGTTTGGTATAGCGATATGTGCGCATTTTTAGACCTTCTCCACCGCCTTCACTTCGACTATCGCGGTCTGATCGACGCCGGACTGGCCGTCAGCGTTCACGATTTACCCACAAATCCCTATGAGACATGAAAAAAATAACCGATTATGATCGTGGCTATTGGATAGCCGTGCAAAATGCTGCCTCCTTTGATTTACAGGCGGATAGACAAGCAGTGAAGGCATTGATTAGAGATGCTGGATTTGACCGAGATACTTGCCTAAAACTAATGGAGGAAAATGATTTTAATGCTGAAATAATCCATCCAGTAGTGGATGAAATGTATCCAGAAAAATGAAAACCAAACTACTGCGCCGACTGAGGCGGGAGGGGCGTTGTCAGATAAATATCTATTCAGTTCGTAAGGATATGGATGGGACGGTTGTTGGCGTGAGCTATGGGTGTAGTTCGGATGAATATGCGAATCTATGGCATTTTGCAATGTCCCCCGATGATCTTAAAGAAGAGGCTGCGAGGATATACATGAATCGCCGCGTTGCGGAGCTAAAACAGAAGAGAAGATGAAAACAAAAGTGACATTCAAAGATAGTTTTGATGATAGCCAGATGTCAGTAGAAATTACTGGTAGTGGGAATATTAGGCTGGGGATGGGCGAGGATGATGTATGGCTGTCGCTCAATGATTTCGAGGAATTTATCCAAGAATGCACCCAGCTCGCTGTGAAACTTAAAGAAAGTAAGAAAAAATGAAGACGCGTTTTTTCTCAAATGCACAATTACAAACATAACAGAATGGTACTATTTGAGATGGTACTACATATGCCGTAAGGCCACGGTTGAGGAGATTATTGAACATTTCAAAAAGAGGGAGAAATGATACGAGCAAGATTCTATATCAAATTCAAAGATTGCGGTAACGATTATCGGCCGGTTAAATGGCCAATCAAGCATCCGTATTGGTGTACGGGCGAAAGCGTCGACTCTTTCGTTATTGTCGCCTATGCCGAAAATGTCGAGCAAGTGAAGGATCTATGGCCGGAGGCTTATATGATCGAATGCGAGGAAGTGAATGAAATAACCTTCACCACAAGATTCCCAAAACCGAAGTGGTACAATTAATATCAATGTAAGCTATGAAAAAGATCTTGTTTAACGATCGCTACGGCTTGACGGATGCGGTCATCGAGGGGCGAAAGACCATGACAAGGCGGCCTGTTAGCGAGAGTTTGTGGGAAGAATGGACGGATTACGATGACTTTTGTAATTCGGTAATAGGTGGCATTGCGCGTGGTGGCACAAGTGTTTCGCGGGAATACTACCGTGAATGCGACTTTTTCAAAGACAAATGCCGCTACAAAGTCGGCGAGGTCGTGGCCGTGGCGCAAAGTTACCGTGACATATTTAAGGGTATGAAGCAAGACGACAGCAGGCGCGCCAAGTATGCTGGCGAGAAATACACTCCGGGATATGGAAATAAAATGTACGTGAGAGCCGATATGATGATTGAGCATATCCGCATCACGGGAATCCGTTGCGAGCGCTTGCAGGATATTTCGGACGAGGATTGCGTAAAGGAAGGAGTGCGTGTAGGTTCGCAAGCATTAGAATACCCATACTATTTTATAGACACAAAACAATTTTTGATCTGTGATTATAAATCACCCAGGCGAGCCTTCGCCGCACTAATCGACAAGGTGTCCGGCCGTGGAACGTGGGATCGGAACCCGTGGGTGGTGGCTTACGAATTCGAATTGGTGAAATGAGCGATTTGATCTGTCAAATAGTCACCCGTAAAATATATGCTTACGTGGCTGAGATATACGGGGCGCCCACGTTTTGGGATGGCAAGTGGTGTCTTATGGTTTATGTACTTTGGCGGGATAATGGATGCCCAATACGTGAAGGAATGGTATTAAAGTTCGACACTAAAGAAGAGGCGGAACGGGTGAAAATCGGGACGATAGCGAAGGATAAAACACTTTTCGAATTAGTAAAATAGCAATGAGTATGAATATATTTAAGATACGCATGGGGAAATGCTGGTGTCACAGGCACACCACAGGCCATGGATATTTGGAGGTGTGGCTATTTGGACGCCTCTATGAAGTATTCAGATACAGAGGGGCGTGCAAAAATTGCGACGCTCCGTTTTGAAAAAATAGCGAGATTCTCGCAAAATCTCGAAAAACTGAAATAACCATGATAACAATGACTTGGTATAATACCGTGGCAGTAGTGGTGTATATCCTTCTATTGTTTTGGGCGAAAAATATCTACGATCGGCCGTGGCGCGATTACGACGTTGACGGCTTACTTTTATCAATTTCATGGATAAATGTAACGTTGGTGTTTACCCTTTTGTGGGGAGGTTTATTTTGGTGGTAAATTTAATAAAACTGAATAGCATGAAGAATTTCGATTTAGCAGCCGCCAAAGCAGGCGCGGCGGTGTGTACGAGGAGTAAAAAACCAGTAGAAATCATAACCACGAACGGAAGAGCAGGCAAATTCCCGATACTCGCATACGTCGATTCTTCGGTTCGCGTGAGGTCGTTCTCGGCAAATGGTCAATATGGGTATAAATATGAATCGGCCGACGACCTGATGATGCGCGACGACGACTATCTGGAGAAGCTGGCGCGGGGAGAGTACGGGAACCATATCGAGGATAAGCTCGAAAAGGTTGATCCAACTATTAAGGAAAACTTAACAGTTGACCGGGAGTACTGGCGGAGGGTGTATGCGGGGATGGCGATGCAGGGAATATTTGCAGGACGGAATTGGTGTAAAGGAGCGGCCGTGCCTGATTGCATTGACTATGCCCAAGACGCGGTTAAACTCGCCGATGCCCTTCTTGAAGAGCTGGAGAAAACGGAGAAGAAATTATGAAAAAACAATATAATGAAAGGCCTACAACCATAATAGTTTGGCTGGTCGTAATACTGGCAATAATAGTTATGATCGCCTTTACCGGAATCAAACCGGCAATGTAAAGGGCTCCCTGATCCGGAGCCCTTTGTGTTTGTGGCGCTCTCAAGCCCCACCTTTGACATATCACTCCAAAGGTAGCAACTTATTTCGATAAAAGCAAATGGGGAGAAGGGCGGAAGGGCGGCCAACTATCGCCGACTATACGGTATGGACAAATGAACTGAGCCGGGAAGAACTGATGATAATTATACATGGCATATGCAATCATCGGATCAACCAAGCGAAGAGGAAGCTCCAGTTTTTGCGGGCGCAGCGCGACAGGCGTCGAGCCACGCGGGGTAAATACAGGGAACCGAATCCGCCTATTTCGTGGCGGAGGTTTAAAACAAAGGAAAGAGATCATATTGACGGACGGCAACAGGAGTTGCCACTATTTTTATAGAATATGGAGGACGTGTTGTTGCAGGCTCTCAAGGAGGGGAGGGGATTATTTGTTGTTTCGGGCAAAGATTTGCTGGACTTTCATAAGCAAACGATGGCCGATGCCAAGAAGGAAAAAGAATCATTACTAATGAATCGTATGCTCAATGCTGACGAGGTAGCCACTCTTTTATCTACGACACCTAGAAGTTTGCGCCGATGGGATGAAGAAGGCTACCTTAAATCGGTTCGAATAGGCGGAGTTAACAAATGGAGGTATCAGGATGTTCTTAATCTTATGAATGGAGGAGAGGCTGCTAATAAATGACGAATGGTGCAAAAGTGGTGCAATATAGTGAATAGAAAAAGGTTAACGCGTTATAAATTAGTGCGTTAACCTTTTGCTTTGTACCCCCTCAGGGGATAAAAGACTGCCTTTTCCTAAATCGGTATTTTATTGATATTTCAGCTATTATATTTGATTATAGGTGTTTTACATAGTTTTATTTTTGACAACTCCGGACAAGTAGGGACATTTGTATTTGGTTGTGTGGTGCAAAAAAGCTAAACTTGCACCACCACTAAATCAATACTCCGATGGCTACTATTTCTGCGTTTGTTCGTTCTTCAAAGAAAGGAGCAAAATGTAAAGTTCGGTTTCGTATTCGGGACGGACGGGACATTCAACTTTTTTACACGTCAAATTTAGAAATAAATCCGGCACATTGGGACGCGAAACGGCACGAAATTAAAGCAAAGGTAGTTTATGATACGATCGCACGGGGAGTATTCAATGCGAATGTAGCAAAGTGGAAAACTATTTTATTAGATGTATACGCCTCGTTGCCTAACAAAGATAATATATCTTCTGAATCCTTCTGCATTGAAGTTGATAAATATTTGCATCCCGAAAAATTTCATTTGCAAAAGCAATGCTTTTTTGAGTTGTGCGATGAATTTCTCCAAAAACGCAAATTGTCGCAGGTTCGTCAGGCCAACTTTAGGGTCTTGTTTCGAGTATTAAGGCGATTTGAGATGTGGAGACAAACAAAGGAGGATGGCTATATTTTAGATATAGACACTGTGACATTGGATGATTTGTATATCCTCGATAATTATATGCGAAATGAACATGTCATCGTTTTATCCCAGCCTCAAATGTATAAGCAAATACCAGAATCTCGCAAACCGAATCCCAGAGGATCTAATACGATTAGTGGCATGATGAAGAAGCTGCGTACTATCTTTATCTGGGCTGTTGATAATGAAAAGACGACGAATAATCCATTTAAAAAATATACAATCGATGATTGTGTTTATGGCACCCCATTCTATATATCAATAGAAGAGCGTAATAAGGTTTACCATACCAATCTTTCTAGGCATCCAAAGTTATCTATTCAGCGAGACATATTTGTGTTCCAGTGCTTGATAGGGTGCCGAGTAGGTGATTTGTACACATTAACAAAGGACAATCTAATCCGTGGCGCTATTGAGTACATTCCCCGTAAGTCAAAAGATGGGCGACCTATAACAGTTCGCGTCCCCCTGAATTCTATCGCCAATGAGATATTAGAGCGTTATTCTGACTATGAGGGGCCGTCGCTCTTACCATTAATCAGCGAGCAGAAGTATAATCAAGCTATCAAGAGGATATTTCTTGCTGCTGGACTAAAGCGCAAAGTAACAATTTTGAATCCATTAAATAGGCAGCCTGAGCAAAAACCGCTCTACCAAGTTGCGTCGTCCCATATGGCGCGCCGTACTTTTATCGGGAATCTGTATAAGCAGGTCAAAGACCCTAACCTTGTGGGATCTTTGTCGGGGCATACCGAAGGCAGCAAAGCATTTGCCCGCTACCGCGACATAGACGAGGAGATGAAAACCGATCTGGTGAAACTTCTGGAATAATCAAATCGTATTCATCAACTCGCATACGACGGCAGCGAATATGGGTGCGCAGCATTCGCTCACTTCGAGCATCGCCATCCAGTATTGGGTGTCATCTTTTTCCATGTCCATTACATTTACAACAGGTGAATTGGTGCACATCTTCCCATAGCGCCTGGTTTATTTCGCCAGTAAGGTATGCTACCTCTTCCCCGGCCATCGGCAGGCCGAGGGTAAGGGCTACATCGTCTACGAGGTGCCGCAGTTCGTGCTCAAAGCTGTTAAGAAATTCCCACGGCGAGGAGTGCATCCCTATTACTATGACACTTTGCCGATGCTCCTTGTTGGAGTAGGTGAATCCCGTATCCATTTCGCACTTCACCATATTCCCCTGTACGCGATGAAGAACCGTATCGGGGCATCCGATGTCGGTAAGGGACTTGAGTATTTCGCCCGTATAGTAGCACGTCACGGCATAATATATGCGCAACGTCCATCCATACTTGTGAATACTCAAGTCCCGAATCTTCATTTTTCCTCCCTTTTCCCGTACTTGCGCCAGTTTCGCGCCAGTCTCCTTCGTTGCGCCCGGTTGAAGCGCTTGTTCTCGAATACGTCGTTCACCGCCCCGGCCAGTTCCTGGTACTTGTCGGCAGGCAGGTTACGGACGAGCGTTGCGATATTTTTCATCGATTTCGTCGTTGTCGTTTGTGAATTCGCTGATCTGGGGGTATTCTTCCATGGCTACATCATCTCTTCCCACAGGATGGGTGTTCCCGAGCCGATGGTATCGGCATAGTAACGTGTAAATGGCAAGCCGTCGTAGCCGTCCTCGTCATTGATATAGTCACGTATGAACATCGCCAGGTATTGTGGATTGGGTATCGACGACCCGAAATAGTCCGCCAATGCCATGTTGCAGACGTACACGCAATCATAGCCCTTGTCCTTTTTGAGTTCGATGCCGTACTGCTTGAGCAGCGCATCCACCTTATCCTTAGAATAGGGCTCGATCTTCTTGCCGTTCCTGTCCTTCATGCGGGAAACGGCGAATTCGCACATCTTCTTTGAAAAGTGCCAACCGTAATTTTCGAGATATTCCCGGAACCCTGCCGGGAAGTTTTCATGTGTATCTAACCTGTCCATATTTTTCGATTTAAAATAGGAGAGGGCACTGCGGCCCTCTCCCTCCGGTTTACCGCCTGCGATACCGCGAATAGGGGCCTGTACCCCTTACGCCACGGCGTTCGCCGTAGGCGTCGTCATACTCATACCCGCCGCGGTCATACTCGCCACGTTCGCCGTAGCCGCCACCTTGTCCGTAGCCGCCACGCTCACCGTATCCGCCACGGCCTTCACGCCGGCCTTCTTCAAAGCCTTCTTCGTAGGCGCGTCGGAGCTCTCGCTCCATCTCCTCTTCGTGGCCGCCGAAGCCGCCACGGCCTTCACCTATGATTCTCCAACCCATAGTTACTTTGTTTTTGCAGGTGGTTCAGACTTGACAAGGCTCCTCAGTTCTTCCGCCGTCGGTATCTGGCTCAGCCGTTCGTTCATGTCAGCGAGCATCTTCCGCAACTCCCTGTTTTCGGCTTCGAGCTCTTTTGAACGCGCAGCTTCGGGATCGAGCTGCATCAGGATCTCATCGTAGACCTTCAGGTTGGCTTTGTGCCTGTCGAATGATTCCACGATGTCACGGCTTGCCTGCTGTGCCTCCATGATGGTCGGTTTCAACACTTCACGTGTCGTCGCTACGGTAAGGCCGTCTTTCGAAACGATGTCCGCTTGCATAGGGACGCCCCAGGGCTCGTTGCCCTCTATCGAGATGTTGATGAATTGCGGCATCGGCGAGAATTGCCCGGGCTTTTGGGGCGGGAAATACGGTGCCGATACGTCTTTTACGTTGGCTGTATAAAACTTAGGCTGTTCCCTGTTGTCGAAAACGTAGACTAAGGAGCCTTTTCTCAAGTTCTGAAACATCTTGGTTAATGATTTGTGAAAGATAGGGGAGAAGGAGCCCTCCTCCCCGTCTTTCGGTTAATTGTTTTTTTAATTCAGACGGCACCGGTCATCAATTGCAAAGTATCGGTCTGCTTGTCATACCATATCTGGTATACCCCTGACCCCGGAATATCCGATACTGTAACATTTGCTCCGTTGTACGTCGTCAGATTCTTATTTTGCCCGTTGGTTTCAAACAGCACGGGAAGTGTTCCCGTTGTGCCGGCAGGGATTTCCTGTACCAACTCAACCAGCACGAGTCCCCGGTACCACGAATTTGCAAATGCGTGGTTGGGAAAGGAAAACACAACCCCTGTGGTCTCCACTGTCACGCCTGTAGTTTTTAGTACCGGTATGCCTCTGCGGTTAACATACTGAAATGGGAATACTGCCATATTTTTGTATTTTAAGTTATTATAACTAATTTTACATCGGGATAGGTTGGAGTCATGACCAACTGATAAGGGCTTGCCAAACGTCCTTCCCTCTTTTTCTCGTTTGGCACCACTAAATTGTTTGGCAATGACAAATCGGGAATTCATAGAGAGTGTTGCTCTCGAAGGAGAAGAATGGCGTATTATTGATGGTACGCTCGGCTATTTCGCGGTATCTGATTATGGTAGGGTTTCATCGCTATCCCATCGCGTGAGCGGAGGTAATAACAATAGTTGGACGACTAAACCTCGCATATTAACTCCTCGCCCAAATAGGGGAGGATATTTGAGAGTTAGACTTACATCCCTACACGGAGTAGATAAGACTGAATTAGTCCATAGGCTTGTTGCTAAAGCGTTCATCCCCAATCCTAATAACTATGCATATGTAGACCATATAGATGGGAACCGGACGAACAATGTGGCACGTAATCTTCGTTGGTGTACTCGTTCAATGAACATGCTTAACCCTGTCACAAGAGAGTGTGCAGCAAAAGCACGAAGAATACCCAACAAGAAAAACAGAAAGCCAATTGTCCAGATTAAAAATGGAATATTGGTTGCAAAATATAAAACAGCATCCGAAGCCCATCAATTACACGGATTTCACATCGGAGGAATATATGAATGCATTCGAAAACCAACTCGCACATTGAAAGGATTTCATTGGCGCTGGCTTTCGGATTGGGAAGCCTCTTATCAGTAAGTCAAAGAACATTTCACCTATCGGCGAATAATAGCATTATCCCCAAAATCCGCCGCTCCCCCCAAAGCCAAACCCTGCACCATATCCGAGACCATATTGTGCGGCAATACACGTAGGCACACCGACAATAGGCGAATAGGGCACGGTAGCCGTTTCGGGCAGCTTGCACTTGATGCTATTCACGTCATTCTGCAAAGCCGCTACAGCGGCGTTCACGGGTGCTACAGCCTGTCCTACAACACCGGCCATGTAGGCGTTTTGGTGTTCGAGGTTGAGCTGCGTGGTCAGCGTGCTGTTCTTTTCGCGCAGGGCATCAATTTTATCCTGCAATGCAGCTGCCTGCATTTGATCCAGTTTGGAAATTATCGCTGTAGTCCCGCTTTGAGAAGTTTCGCGAATTGTGTTTTGTAAATCACAGGTCTGACGTTGTGTTTCATAGGCAACGCTACTGAATCCGCGCTCCATGCCCACATTGACGCCATTGATGGCCTGCTTCATATCGCAGCAGCACGCGGCGATCTGGTTGCCGATTTGGCATCCCATCGACTGTACAGCGTTGATGATCTGCTGGCTTGACATGCCGAGGGTGCCCTGGATGTTGCACAGCGTGTTCTGAATCTGCTGCGTAGAGCAGTTGAGCGACGATGCCAGCTGATTGATGGCTGCGCCGTTCCCTTGGATTGCGTTCATAAGAAGTTCCCGTCCGGCGTCACCGTTGAGCTGCGCAGGAAGGCCATTGGCGTTGTTACCGCCGAAGCCGTTGCCACCAAAGCCGCCCCAGCAGAAGAACAGCAGGATGATCCAGATCCACCAGCACCCGTCACCGCCCCATGCACCACGGTTGTTGTTACCGTTCATGAGTGCCGCTACGAGGTTGGGATCCATGCCCTTGTTGCCCATCATTGACGAGACGAGAGCCGCGATGTCAAGGCCGCCACCCGAGCCGCCTCCATCGAAAATATAAGTTTTATCCGAACCCATTTTTAATAATTATTGAATGATTGCCGCCCCTGTCAAGGCCGGGCGTTCACCTGTTGCAACATTGCAAAGGTGGCTGCGGGCGGCAGGCATATCAATTCATTGGGGCGCAGATGGGAGGCAACTTCTTCGCAATAAGTTCGCACTGTATTTCGAATATAGGGTGGCTGTATCGCTTGCGTTCATCGAACCCGGAGACCATCTTCTCTATGGCGCGTCGGGAGAACCGCATCATCCGGGCGATGTCGGTGGTGTACATACCGTTCTTATGGCAGAAGTGTACGAGCATGTAGCGCGCATCGACCACATCTTGAAATTTATCCTTCGAAAGGATTTGTTCCTTAGCTATTTCAGTTTCAAATGCAACACATTCGAGTATTTGTGCAAAAAGCTCTGATTTACGCATATACTTTCCCGATTTTTTATTATAAATTTGTTATACCACTATACAAAAAGCCAACACACCGATTCAAGGAATAAGTCCTCAATGTGGTGCGTTGGCACAATCGTATAGTGGTATATGCGGGAAAGCGTTGGGGACTTTTTTATGCCCGTACCCCAAGGCCCGTTATTCGGTTACAACCGATGGGAAGTCATCCCAGTATATGTAAATCATCTCTTCCATTGCGCGTAGTGTTTTCGTATTTCAAGGTATTCAGGGTTATCTTCATGGGCATATGCTTCCTGTTCGAAAGTTATCCTTCGGTACTTGAAGCCGTGAAATACCCAATCCAATAGGTAGACGATGTAGAAGGGCACATATAACAGTTCTCTCATCTGTGCGGTGTGTATCGCTTCGTGGTTTTTATTTTTATCCGACAACGGGCGGGCGGACTTGCGGGCAAATACGATCCCGAACAGATTGATAGCCTTGTATCCCTTGAAGGGGATGATGTCGTTATAAATTATCTTCATACCTGTCAGAATTGCCATAAAATAACACCTACTCCTATGCCTACCGTAGGCTGAAACCCTTGCGGCGTGTACGCCGCCCCGACCCCGGCGGTCAGGGCGAAGCGGTTACGCCGGGTGACTACCTGCTGTCGGATGGTCGTGCGGTCGTATGTTTCTATCCAGTCGAGCGTCGGCCGAAGGTTGCCGATCCGGGGCCCGCTGACCTGCGCCCGGTAGGTGCTGTCCGAGTAAGGGCGCGTTTCCATCGCCACCTTCATCTGCACGCTGTCTGCCCCGACTTTCACAATGACGGTCTCCGTTACCGTGTCGGGCGGCGCGAAGAGCAGCACCGGCACCGAGATGTCGGCGAGGCGGTACGTGCCGGGCAGCGGTTCCGGCCGCGGGTAGAATACCGTGTCGATGCGCGTTGTTTCTTCGACAACCACCGATGCGGCGCCCCTGCGGTAACCCCAGCCGAAGAGCAGGGCCCCGGCCGAAAGGGTGGCGAGCAGGTAGAGAATCAGGCGTTTCATGCTTTTACAAACAACTCCCACCCGGCCTGCACGTCGAGCATCTTGGCCTCGACGCCGTTCTCTACGAACGACATGGCCGCAACGATGGGAACCATCACGTCGCGGTTGGTCGTGGTGATCCGGCTGTCGGCGGGCACCCCCGATCTTTCCGCCACGGTGCGGACATAGGCGTCCGTGTGGTTCTCCTCCGACGGGGCCCAGCGGCCGATCATCTTGCGGATCGTGTCCAGCCCGTAGTTACGCTGGTAGTTGTTCAACAGCTTGAAGGCAGCTCGATAGCCGTATGCCACCGTCGTAAACTGCGCGAAACGCTTGTCTTTCGACGGCACGACCTCGCCCTGCCAGGGATTGCCGCCCCGTGTCTTCTCGATGTTGAGCGGGTTGTTGTTTCTGAGCCCTCGTGTCATTGCGCGATGTGTTTAGTGTACAGGATATGCCCGACCCATCCGGCCATAGCACAAACAACCCCCACGAGGATGTAACGCGGGAATACGATTCCGAGCACTACGGCCACGGCCGCAACGATGCTCCATACGATCCATTTCTTTTTCATTTGTCCTTTTGTTTTTGTTTGTAGTTTTCCAAATAGGGAATCTTTTTAATCATCTCGAACGAGAGCACATAGTACAGGAAGTCGATGTATCGGTTCTTCGGGAATATGCGGTTCAGGTTCTTGAGGATGTTGACCCCGTAGAAATATATCAGGGCATATACTGCGAGCGAGATCGCCGACATCGCCCCGTCGTGGTTGTCGATGTTGTCCCCGACGAGCAGTATCATGGCCATCAGTCCCGATATTACCGCAGCCTCGGATATGCACTTGAAAGCCTTGCGGAATATGAATCCTTCGTGCTGCACGAGCACGCCGGCGAACAGGCCCGTGAAAAAGTTCGCGGCGAATATAATCATGCAGGCCGTCAGTATGTCGTGTATGGGGGCTATGGCGTTGAACATGTACACCAGGGCACCGATCAACACCTGCCATACTTTTTCGCAGAGCCTTTCTATAAATCTCCACAATGCTTCCATAGGGTGTATTCTATTGTTCGGGCAACACGTTTGTCTGCGCCTGGGGCGCCGCTTCCGACTTCTCCAATTCTGCGATCCTCTGTTCGAGCCGTTTCAGCACCGCGGCTAATGTTTCTCCTTCGGAAACAAGCACGGCCTCGGCTACGGTTACGGGATAGAACGGCTCGCCGTTGGGCTTGTTGGTCATATACATCTTCATTGCTCAATATTTTGAAAGTCCATAACCGTTTCTTCGGCGGCCAGCTCTTCGGCACGCCGGGCCCTCAGCTCCGCAAGGGTCTTTTCATTCGCGTTGTACTCCGCGTTGGCCGCTTCGTACTCCTCATAATCCAGAGGATAGGTAGCCCGGAAGTCAAGGCCGGACTTACTGCATTTGGCCGCCCTATCGTCGGACTTGGCCATGACTGCCCGTAATTCGAGCTGCCGTGATTCGAGGGTGTCGATCTGTCGTTGTGTTTCCATGGTTCAGATAATTATAAGGCGCAGACCGGGCGGGACGAGAATTTATAACACTTGCCTGTATAGCCCAGATAGCCGGCCCTTCCGTTATAAATGTAGATGTAACTCTCCTGCATCTCGCATGAAGTATGGACATAATAATAATAACCATAGCACGTGGTAGCTTTCAAGCGTAAGAGCGTACGGTTTACAGGGTCTTTTTCCACGTCAGCGGCGAAACACACCCTGTCGTGCATCAGCAGGTAGACCTCTTCCGACGACGGCAGCCACCATGCCCCCGCCTCCAGCCCCGTCGTCATTCCGTCCACGGTGATGCCGAAGTCGAGGGCTGCGGCGGCAGCCGGGTAGCGGTACTGTGTTTTGCCGTAAATATCCTCGAAGGTAAGCCGCCCGATCAGGTTCGTGTTGGTCTTGCCATCCTGCAACATCGTCCCGAACTCCGTAGGATATTGTGCCATGTGCTCGGCGAACAGGTAGTCCTTGTAGGTGGGATACACGGCAACCAGATCGGGGTTGTCGGCCTCGGTGAAAACGCTCTCCCGAATGACTATGCCGCTTCCCGGCTTTTGTCCTGTGGCTGCCTGGCCTCTCTCCGAATAATATTCCGCGAACTGGTCGAGGACACCACCTGCCATATTTGAATTCACACCATTCTTGCGGCGAATTTCTTCTCTGGTTCCTTTGATAAGTATCCCCGTGAGTGTTGTCTGATAGCTCACGTTCTCCCGAGGATAGGTGATTTGGCAGCCATTCGTAACGTTGATAAGCACATAATTGGGCGACCATGTGTTTATCGACATGACAATTCGTGCCCCTGCTTCATCGACAGAGGCTGTCCAGCCATAAGTGTTTTTGATCTTCTCGTCCGCATTGATCTGCGCGGCGATATCCGCGAGCGTCGCACCCGGGGCATAAGTGAATGCGTGGTCGGTATTATAGATACGAAGCGTGAAGGTTCCCCCCGCAGACAGTTCGAAGCCAGATAGGGCGACCTCGTAAGAGTACGCCCAGCAAACGCTGCTTGCCGCATTGCGAAGCGACACGATCAGCACCCGCCCGCCCTGCCGGGCATAGACCACGGCCACGGGAATCAGTTGGGGAGGTATCTTTTCTGTAACCAGCGTATCGCCTTTGATAAATTTCAACGTACTATCCGTCTTGTCGAAGACGACGAGATCACCGACACCGGCGGCCGATTTGCGGATCACGGTATTCACACCGTCATAGATCAGTTCGCCGTCGTTCTCGATGTAGGACACCGCCGACTGTGTGTCCTTGCGGTTCTTGTCGGCCGTGTAACCCGCCTTGTCGGCGTATTTGTTGACTTGTGACATGTTGTATGCAGTTTAAGCGTTCTTCCAGTCCGACACCGCGCCGTTGCCCACGGAGTGGTAGACCGCGTTGTTCTTCGTATCGACATAGAACTGCCCCGCGCGGTCGGGGGCTTTCGCCGGCGTGCCCTCGCCCGTGACGACGATGTTGTTGTCGCCCCACACGCCCAGTTTTTTCACCTGCAATTCCGGGATCAGCACTTTGCCCGAGAGCATTTCCATGAGCAGCCTTTCGAGGTGCGTCACGCGCTCTTCGAGCGTGCAGTCCGAGTGCGCGAGGACTTCGGTTATTTCATCGTCCGTGTCCGGTATAGGAGGCGGGGTAGAGCTCTCTCCTATTTCCTCCCCGAGGCGCACTGTGCCGCCCAACTCGGTTTTGATAGGCGTCATCTGGGTTTCCAGGGTTCCCGATGTCACGAAGTTCGGGTCGTTCTGCAACTGCGACAGTTTAGTGGGAAGCTCCGTGCGGTCGGCCTTGCTCTGAATCATCTCCTGCAATGCAAGTGTCAACTTGTCCCAGGATACGGTGTTGTTGAGCAGGGTGGCGCGGATTTCGGAGCCTTCGACCGTAACCTGTATCTCGGAACCGATAGAGCCGACATACACTTTCACGAAGTCAGAAACCGGGATGGAGGATATGGAGCCGTCGGCATTTACGAACTCGATAGATTGGGTATCCTCGTTGTAATGCAGCCCCATCATCTCGATAGGCAGGTCGATGATGAACTTCGCACCGCCCTTTGTCGTGAAGGTCAGCTCGTAGGTTTTGTCGTTGAACTCCGGCAGTCCTACGCAGGTGTTGAGCAGTTCCCGAATGTCGGGATGCGCCGTGGGGGAGGTGTTGTGCCGCTCGATCTGCCCGCTGACGTCCGGGGTGGGAATTTCAGAGATCGCCTTGTCTGTATAGTTTTTGGCTTCGGTCAGTGTCTGCGCATTCCCGCCGGATATGTTGCTATTGAGCTCCTCGGACATAGCGTCAAACGTATCACCGACATTATTCCATAGTTCTGCCGTCTTTGTGTCCGTATACGACTTTGCCTCAGTCAGCGTGCCCGCTGCAGCCTCCGTCAGCTCCTTCTTGGATGCCTTGTCGGACAACTCCTTCCTTATCTCCGTGTCGTCGTAGTTGGAGAGCCCGGCCAGCTTCTCCTTCTCCTGGTCGGTGTAGTCGTTCGTAGAAAGCCCTTTCCCTTCTTCCTTGTCGACCTTTTCGGCAAGGAGTTTGTCAATATCCCCAATTTTACCTGCGGCGTCATTTGCCGCTTTTGCCGCCTCGTTCGCGGCGTTTGCAGCGTTAATAGGGGCTTCGGCATATTCTTCCTCCGTAAGTTCGGAATTCGGGTTGTATTTCTTGAATGCCTCATAGGCACTCTCGCCGGGCAATCCGACAACAAGGCTTGACGCCTCGAGGTCGACAGTTTCCGTTGTAAGGTTGCTTTCGTCTTCGCCACCTTCCAAGAGTGTCGTAGGAACCAATTCGAAGGCCTTGCAGTAGTCGACCGCCGTTTGCCCTCTCTTCTGCAAATTCTCCCACATGGTGAGACGGTACACCCCGATGGACTTCTGCATTGTGCCGCTAATGGTGAAAATGGCGGTGTTGCCTTCGGTGGTGAAATCAACGGGAATGTCCATATGCGAAGGCAAATGGACGAAGAGTTTCAGGTCGCGCCCTTCGAGTGCTACCTCCTCTCCATTGGTAAGTATCGGCCAATGTATCTCTATGTCCTTGCCTATCCGGATGCGTTTCATATTCCTTTCGAGCGTTTATTCTTTTTTGAGAGCGGACATGATACTGTCATAGAATACCGCCTTGCACATCTTTGCGGTATCGACGATAATCGATTCCTCCTCGTCGGAAACTTCGATGCCACCTTCGCTGTGGAGGATGCGGAATGCCAGGTCATGCGCTACGATACCGTTCATGCTCATGTATATGGCGTTGGCAAACTCTTTCCGGGCGTCGACAACAATATGCCCGGCGTGGGAAATGTCGGTGAATAATTTAAATTCTTTTAAATTTAATGCTTTCATAATTCATTACATTGTAGGACAGTCATTGGCAGTCCAGTATTGTCCGTCTTTGTTCCACATCAGAATAGCGAGTGAGCCATAATCCAAAACTACACTCCGAGTACTACTACCAGCGTTCTGCTTAATTACGTGAGTAAGTCCCCCAGTTTGAATTGTTACATTACCCTTCCCAATCTTCCTGATAAAATATATTTGTCCGTCTTTTGGTTCGGACGGGAGTGTAACGTAATTCATGCTCGCTGTGTCATTGAATACTATTGATTCATAATCATTAAGCGTCCATCTACCAGTCAATGTCCGGCTGAATAACCTGAATCCGCATATGTCCCCATTTCTCAATAATATGGCATGATTGCCATTTGGAATATCTCCTATCTGTGAATTTTTATTATATTCCCCCTCGGCCGATACATTAATTCCGATGTTGTATCTATTCGTGGCGTCATATGATTCTCTGTTTATTGCCACGGATAGCACAGAATGGTCGGAATAACCCGATGAACCTAATGGATACGCCATTGCATCAAAAGAATTTGTATAGGAGCCCCCTTTGCATTCCAGTAGTACCCGCGCGGCCGACAGTCTGTTAGACCAAATTTCTTTACCCTGAGACGTTTGCGACACTAGCCAACTCTCTCCTATTTCAAATCCGCCTATCGTTCCGTTCGATGCGTTGATAGTCCCTGTAATATCGGCTTTGGTGGCCACGCATGACCCGTCCTTAGCGACCCTGAACGGCGCATTCGACGGGGTATTGCTTCCGACGAACAGTGGAATATCGCCACCCACGAGCCCTGCGATGATAGTATTCACGGAAATGTCTGTCTTGGAGTTGTGCACCACGAACTCCATACCTTGCAGGAAGTTGATGACGGCATTCTCTGCGAACAACAGGGGCGTATACATCGGCACCATGTCGTTGAGTTGTTGCCAATATGCCGACGCGGATCCCGCCGTCGGTTTGTTGGAGTTCGACGAAGTGTGCGTTTGGCTGCACTGGAATTTCAACTGTTTGTTGTTCGCATAGATCGTAACTATGTCTATGTATCTGGGGCCATTGGAGACAAGGTCGAGGTCATTGCGGTATTCGACGCCCGACGCCCATTCCGTGAGGCGGATTATGCAACCCTGCAAGCCGTCCTTGCCGTCTTCGCCCGGGCTGCCATCATCACCCTTTGGGCCCTGCTCTCCCGATATGCGTACCGGAGTTGCCCAGCCCACCGTCGGGTGCAACAGATTATTGTTGGCGTCTATTTCTGCCTGCGTCATCCACAGATATTCACCCGAAGAGAGCGACGGCGGGGTGTCGCTCCAACCTGCGGGGGTGCGATCCGTTTTGACCAGCGCCGGCGCCGTGGTGGTGCTGTTATTCTTGGCGTATTTGAAGTCAGTATGCGGCCCCGGCTCCCCATCCTCGCCCGTTACGCGGATAGGCGTCGACCACGCCCCGGCCTTTCCGGTCGATGCGTCTATCGTAGCCTTGGACATCCACCATATACCGACACCAGTGGGCGCGTCACTCCATCCGGACGGAATGGGGTCGGAGGAAGTAGGCTTTGCTGGCTTCGTATCGCTATTTTTAAATACATAGGATGTCCAGTTCCCCGGTTGCCCGTCGTAAGAATACCGCGCCCAAATCGAGGGCGAGGAAAATGCGCCCCAAACACCTTCCACCTTGTTGCGCTTCGACACCCATTCGTAACGATATGTGGCGTCTACTCCCGTAGGGTCATCCGTCCATGGAGCCGGGGGATTATCGTATTCCGCAACATCGGGAACATCCGGAACGGTGCCCGGATCCTCGGTTTCCGTACGCGTGAATATGTATTCTACACCTTCACCATCCACACCATCCGCGCCGTCGAATGACCACTTCGCCCATAAGGACGCTGCTGAATATCCGCTCCAGTGTCCGCCTGTCTTATAGCGTACGCAAGTCCATTCGTAGGGGCGCTCGGAATTCGGGCCCGTGGGGTTGTTCGTCCAACCGCTCGGTACATATCCGTCTTCGTCGCTGCCAGACGGCGTATTCGGGGCCGTGTTGGAACTTGTGCGTTTGAATATCCATTCTACATCGGTTCCGTCGACACCCGGCGCTCCGTCGAACGAAAATTTTGCCCAAAGCGCAGGGTGTGTGAACTCGCCCCACATGTCATTTACTTTCACACGCTTGCTTGCCCACTCATAAGGGTTGTCGTTATCGGGCCCGACGGCATCGTCCGTCCACACCTGCCCGTCCGAGGTTTCGGAGGACGAGGGAACGTAATCGTCCTGCTGTGAGGTGGGTGGCTGTGCAGGGGCTTTGTATTGCGATGTACGCGCGAAAATCCACTCGTAATCCTTACCATCCTTCCCGTCGGATCCCGGTTCGCCCGATACGCGCTGAGGAGCAGACCATGATTTAACCTCTCCGTCGACAACGGTGCCGGTACACATCCATGTAGGACGTTGATCCGACATCGGGAGCGTCTCCGTAGTCCAACCTTCGGGCGGTATTTTAAGCTCCGTAGGTTTCGCCGGTTCGCTCTCCGATTTTTTGAATATGCTGACCGTTTCGAGCATCCCGTATCCGCCTAAGTATACCCACTCCTCGGCATCCTTGCCGGGCTCGGTCTTGGTGCCGTCGACCAGACAGCGCCAGTGCCCGTTGTTCCAATATACGTCGTCGTTGCGGTTGTATGTTTCCGTGGCGCTCCACACTCCGCGGTCTATGATCGTGGGCACCTCTTCGCCGCCGGGCGTGAATTGCTGGATGACGCCCGACATATAGATGTTGTTCAGGTATGCCGAATACCCCCTCATCTCTATTCCGAATATGGACAGGTTTGACAGGTCGCCATATTGCGCGGCGATATTGGACGCAGTGAACTCCCAATCGGAAACTCCCGTTAAATAACGCTGGTATGTCCGAGTTTCGTAGCGGGAGGTCTGCCGATCCTCATTCGAGAAGGAGCCATAGCCCACGAAGGTCATCGACGCCGCCGGATGATATTGGGTGGGGTAAGCTCCCGATACCGGGCGTAGTTGATACTTGAATGTCTTGTAAGTTGCAGTGTCCAGCTCTTCGGTGATGCGGAAATAGCAGGTAGCGAACCCGGCAAAGCGCCTGTTGCCACGGCCGTCGTCATAATCCGCGGTTGCATTCTCCGAAGTGTTCAAATTGTGGAAGATGCCCATACATATATCCCCGACCCGAGGACTTCCGATCTCGCCTTCTTCGAGCTTGAGGGTGATGGTTTGGGCCGTGGTGTCGACGCTTTCGATGATCCCGGCACTTGGAGCATACCACGTATCGCCCATGGATATTTCGACACGGTTGTAGCGGAGTTCCGGTACCTCCAGGAATCCCCGAAGTTTCAGGCTCTGCATCTCTGCGTTCCCTTTCTTGTCGATTATGCCGCCAAAGCCAGTCATGCCGGATGCGAACCCCCCGAACTGGGCACCGTCGTCAAAGGTCATTTTACCTTTGAATGTGTCCGGGAACTGTTTGTTGGCGAATTCCCATAGTGCACGCTTGGCGGAATAGGCATTGTAGTCTGCGGCGGCAGTGGAATCGTAGCGGGTGATAAGGTAGATTGAGGCTCCCGATTCGGTAACGCCTATGCGCTGTGCGTACAGGTTTGCCTTCACCTCCGATTCTATGTTGCCGATACGAGAATATGCCGTATTGTCGCCTACCGTATATGTGGCGATATATTCGTTATATAGTTTTTTTTCGTATCCCTGGATGCGTGATAATCGGCCGCTTTCTCCGAAGCGTGGATCCACAAGGCGAACCGCCTGTCCTGCATCGTAATTCTTTTTGTTTTCCTGACAGTATACGGGATTGGTTTCGCAGTCGTATACGTCCGTGTCGCTGCTGTGTTTCGCGGCATATGATTCTCCGGCCTTCAGAAGCTCCTTTTCAGCCTCCTCGATCCTTTCTTTAGGTAGTTTTACGCCCGTGATAACAAACGTATCTCCAGGCTCGGGATGCATATTTTCTCGGGGAATTATAAGCTGGCTTTCACCGGATGTCTCTACTTGCGCGATGATCTCGAACTTCTTATCAAATCCATCCTCCGGTTTCCACGTCTCCGGTTTGTAGTTTATACTTAGCTCAAAATTCCATCCTTCAAGGCTACCGCTCGTAAAAGTTGCGCCCAGGGTTTCGTCTTTAATCATGTCCGAAGGCAGGAACGGCGTGTCTTTGCAGTACATGACATACGCCTTATCCGTTTGCCCTTCGATGATCTCCCGGTCTACGGTCTCAATGCTGGTGACCGTCTCCGTATTCTTGGGGTATATGTCATCGAAGAACACGACCTGCTCCACAATGTCGCTTCCCGAAAGACCAGGTATTGCGTCGATATACCGCTGTCCGTCCGGCAGGCGAAGCCGAATTTCAGATACATGATTCGTTTCGCCTCCTTGCGGAGCTTGGCCATAGTCGCTTGTGAGATTGCGAGTAGAGCCAAAGACGTAGAACCGGGTGCCGTAGCTCGAATCATCCCCTTTCTTTGCGGGAATGTTTTTCACTACATTCCCCTGTCTGAACTCTTCGGGGGATCCGAAGTCCAGTTTGCCAAAGCATAACGATACGAGGTCGCCGTTTTCCTCTGTCCACCATTCCGTCTCAAAGGTCTCGGCAATCGTATTGAGGATGTCCCAGCACTTATCGCCATTGAACGATACGAGCTTCGTAGCTTTAGGATTGTCAACGGTGATCGTGCCTACCTGCCAGTTTTCGCCTCCGAGCTGCTTGTTCATGTTGGCGACGATCAACGCCGCGAAAGATTCGAGGTCTGTGGTGTTGTGAAATACGGCTTCGGGATTGTCCCCACCCAGCCAGAAGCACACGAAACGCTTCATGTGGTTTTGCTGAGCCTCGAATTTGAGCGTATATTTATAGCCGCCGGTCTTATTGTTGAACTCCGGGCGCACCGTGGACATAATCTCGAACTTGCGGCCTTTATATGTGATGTAGGAACCACGAGCAAATGTCGTTGGTTCAAGGAGATTAAAGGGCAGCTCGATATAGTAGTCTCCCATGAGGACATATTTGATGATAGCCTCTTTGGTGACTGGCGCGTCCAATATTTCTGTTCCTGTCGGAGAGTAAATAATCATTTGCATCAAGGGCTCGGCGATTCCTCAAGCCTCTGTGCAAATGTGTGACTGTGCATTTTAATAACAATGGGGAGCTGTAAAAATATCAATAAAAAAGCAGGGATTTCTCCCTGCCCGAACATATATTCTGGGACTTAAAATTAATCGTAAAATAAAATTGAGCCCTAAAATAACTATTTAGGGCTCTATACAGATGTTTCAATTTACACATTATACGGATAGACCCGTACGTCTATAACAAAATGATCCATTATTTTAGGCGTCTACACCCATGTCCATCACAATTTATTTAAAGAATGTATCTTTCTCGTAGTCAGAATACAAATCAGACCGTCGAACCGCTTCGAGCGCCATATTAATATCATCTTCTACTAAATCACCGATATATTGCGCTCTGCCGTCCGAAAATTGATTTATAAGTTCAGATTTCGAAATATGGAGTAGGGATTGGCAGCCGAGAAACGAATCGTATTTGAGTATATCAGGATAGTTGCTCTTCTTGAGTTGCATTTGCATACTCAATGCTTTCTCGTCTTTCCAAATTTTAGGATTTATGTCGGAATTTATAAAAAAGAAGCCGTATAATTGCGTGTCATCCTCTCCCATTACAACAAACATCTTTCCATGATCAACGTAGTCGAATTCATCAGAATGGAGTATAGTACCTCTTTTTATAACAGCACGGGCCAATGGGGAAATATCCATATTACAAACAAGCCTTTTGGAAGTCCATTAATGAAGTAACATGGTTGATAAATTCTTCATCAGCCCCATCTTCTCGCATAATATCAGCAACGGCAATCGGACGATCTTTTGCAGTGGCATGCCATGCGTAATCATGCGATTTTTCACGCAATTCTTCCCATGCCATTGAGCCATATTTGGCTATTGAATCATCAAGTTCGGCAATGTCTGTCTTTGAAAGATAATATAAATTAGCTTCTTTTTTTGGTAAAATAAAATACCAATCGTGGACACTGAATAATTCAGAAAACTTCGCTATATCTGCATACTTGGCAAAATAGCTATCTCCGCGTACAGCTTTGAATATATCATCAATCTTTGACGGAACCGGCCCGTCTTTCATCGCAATATAGGTGTCACCAGTAATCGGACGGCCATACTTTATCAAGTGCTCCCGATCTGCAAAGTAGAGCACTTTAAAAATTTTATGGAAATCTTTACGCTCCACCCTGTTCGCAATATACAGGACAGCCTGTAAAGATTTTTCAGAATTAAAAACCGGTGTCGCCATAGCCGAACCTCCTTATATTATACAAATATATAAAAATATGTGCCACATTGCAAAATTACGCAATATTTTTTACAATAGCCCAATTTATATACGAAAACGCACTTCGTGCTGTTTATATTGCATGTGGCACCACATAAAAACGCCCCGCATTTCTGCGAGGCGCCCCCAACGTGGTGTGGAAATAGTGGTATACGGGGGTTACTTTCACGCTTTTATTTGCAGGTCTAAATTTTTGGACTTATATTTGCAGTAGATAAAAACGAATAACGATGCCTACAATTTTAAATCTCTTTGGATTGCGATTCTATTTCTACTCTGACGAACATTTGCCAATACATGTTCATATCGAGTACGGCGACAACGACGCAAAGGTAGAAATCGCTACACGAGAAATAAAGTACAACCGGGGGATAAAAGCGAACGATATGCGCCGCGCGCTCGAAGTGATCGAGTTGTACGAGGCGGAGATCATCGCCAAGTGGCACGAGTATTTCGGAGAAGAGGAATAAACTGCAAAGTACAAAACATTATGATTATGGCGAAGATTACAAAAGTTTGGTTCGAGGGTGGCCGGATATACATAGCCACTAATGACGGCAAAACATACAGCCGCCCGCTGGAGTATTTCCCCATACTCAAAGAAGCTACCGACGACCAGCGCGAGGCGTGGAAAATAAACAAGTTTGGGGATGCCATCCGCTGGGAGGAGATCGACGAAGATATACACCTGTCGAGTTTCTACGCCACGGATGAACCGGACACAAATAATGTGATAGGGGATGTGTTCCGTCGGTTCCCGCAGTTGAATGTGTCGGAGATTGCCCGCACGATAGGTATTCACAAAAGTTTGTTGTCGAAATATATTTACGGCACCAAAAAACCATCTGAGAAACGCACGGAGGAAATATTAGATGCCTTGCGGCAGATAGGCCGCGATTTGGCACAAATACGCGCATAACGTGCGATAAAGGAGAGGCAACATTAAAACATGAGGTGAGGGGTGGTGAAAATCACTCCTCGCTTTTTTGGATATTCCAATTTGAAATTGTAAATTTGATTTACTAACTCACTAAATTTTATTAATATGAAGAAAATTTTACTTTTATTATCTGCATGTGTAGTATTGAGCAGTTGCGCCATCCAAAAGTATTCGCAAAAAACCTATTTGGCTGATTATAGAGAGTATACTGCTGATGGATTTACTATCACCCCAAGTTCTTCTGGGTTTACTTATGAATCCGTTGGTGATCTTAGTATTAAATTTACAATAGGCGTAAAAGATGGATATATTAATAAGGAGGCTAAATGGAAAGAAGAAAATGTATTTAAACCGAGCTATGATTATATGGTGGCTGAAATAGTTAAAGAGGCAAAATCTCTTGGTGCAAATGCTCTTCTAAATTTCAATATAACGCCTATTATTAGAGGAACCAAATATGGTGAAGTAGTAGATGGGTATATTGCTTCTGGATTTGCAGTAAAACTGAAATAAGCTATGAGAAAATTTTTAATTTCAATTATTTTAATAATTCCATTTGTCTTTACCAGTTGTTCTGACGATAAAGAAAATGGTGATTCACCATCACCAGCAGAAAAAGAAATATTACAGGTTCTCAATGGTAAATTTATTGGGTCTCTGTATAGTTTTACGACTAATACTACCGAAACGGAGGAAATAACATTTACCCCCTACTCATCAGCCCAAGAAAAAGTTTCTGTAATTGACGGTCGAGTTGTTGTTTATGGGACGGCTTATCTTGTTACATATTTCAATGACCACTTATTAGAAATAGCAGAAAATTGCTATTATTCTGTTAATGTGGATTATGATGGCGCTATTATTTCGTTTTACTCCTATTCAGAAAGTGGTGAGATTAATGGGAGAGAAGATAAACGTATAATATCCATAGAATCAGATAATTCATTTAAAATGAGAAAATATGGGCTGGCTGAAAATAACGATAAGACTTTTTATAAGAAATGAATACATCTGAATTCGCTCTAATTAGAATAAGCCGGGATTATTCCCGGCTTTGTTTTACAGTACAATCACAGTTCCGTCTTTCTTTATTGAATACTCGCCGCCGATTCTTACGATATTGAGCACGGCGTAGTCTTTGGCGGTGATCTTGGCCCGTGCGCCGTGCATCAGGATTATCGTATGGATGAATTTAGTCCCTGCCGCTTCTATAGTAGCATCTGTATCTCCGACGATACATACGTACTCTTTACCTTTGAGCGCGATATTTCCCGCATCTACATATACTCCCAGCCTTTCTAAACTGTCTCGGTTCTTTCTGAACACTTCGACCGAGGGGAAGTTGTGGTCTTGGCAGAACTCGATCCCTTGTGGGGTAAACATCAGTTTGATTAGCTCGGGGAAGTCTTGGACGCGGTTTATCTTTTTACAAGCGCCCGTTTGTAGTGCCATCGCCCGTATGGCATCTACACTCTTATTGTGTTGGGTTGTCATATATTTTCTGTTTCTGCGACCCTGTTTGCTGGGTTGGGTTCATTGAATTTTACTGTCAGTTGTGAGGTGGTAAGGTCTGCGGACATCATGTAGCTGCCGGAATTACCTATGTAAGTCAAGTGGTAAATATCCGCAGATATTAAAGGTACGCTGATGTCCATTTTGCCTCTTTTTAGTAGTTCTATAAAACTGTTGTAGTTCAACGTATGCTCTGCAAGCGTGTCGCCGAAGATCACGAATGTAAGCGTCAGATCGCGGGCGGCAACTTTCGGTTTTTCGGGGTAAATTACCTGCTTGCCGTCCTTTTTGGGGTCGTCATTCTCTACAAAATCTTTGAGGCTTGCCGGTGCTCTCAGACTTGCAATGAAACCCGATCCCATTGTGATACCCATTGCATAGGCATCGTAGCCGTTTATGAGTAAATCCCTTTTCATTCTCTTCCGTTTAATGCTTTGACTAAATAAGATTGTGCGGTGTCCAGGACATCGTAGCCTTTTGAGCTGACGAAAGAAGCGTAAAACATGCCATCGGCAAATACAATGCTGGTTCCCGACTTGTTGACTTCATCGAGCCACTTTTTGATCGCCTCAGCAGCTTCATCACCGTAATTCATTCCGCTTATGTACCGCCGCTTCTCCTTGCCGTCGTAGGTTACAACATATCCGAGGGAACTGCGAAGATTCCATGTATGGTTCCGATAATTGGCTTCGACCTGTTGGAGTTTTACGGCCTCTCGCGCCTTCTCATCCATGAAATCCACGACCTCACCTTGAATGCCGTCGATGAACTTGCTTAGGTCTGATATGTCTTTTTTTATTCTCATTAATATTTAAGACATTATATGTTTTCCGTGTTTTTCTTTATGCTGTTTATTCCCTCTTCAATGCGTACCAGTGTTTTATCTATATTTTTGGTACTTCCGTTTATTTCCACAATTTCCATGTAGGTCATCACTGCATATCGGAGCAGCTCATTATTTACCTGTACGCAAGCGTACATGGCTGTTTCAATATTGGCCATAGATGTCAAAAGACCGATTATTGATTGCGTCTGCGCCATTACATAGCCGCGGATGTCGGTTACTTTGCCTTGAATGTCGGTGAAACGACCGTTTAATTCATCGCCCGTATCTTGTGACATCGTTTGAAAGCCTCGGGATGTTGCTTGTTGGCTGGCGGCTCCTTCGTCCCAGTCTATCCCGCGCTCTTCTGCGGCCTGTTGAAGTCGATCCCATAGCTCTTGGCCCAATTGCTGTTGTGCTATAACATCGTCCAAAAGGTCGCCCACCACGCCTGCCAGGGCATCGAATCGTTGTTCATCGCTAAGCCCTGCATCCCTGTTTATTTCATCTATTTTCTTTTGCGCGTCTTCAATCGCAGGTGCGATTGTCGCGGTGTATAACACCTGTTTTGCCAGGTTTTTTAACATATCCCCCGCGGCTTCTCCGAAAGCGTCAGCAGCATTTATCCCTTTTTCAAAGGAATCAACCAGGGCATCTGTGATTGTAGATCCTAAATCGCCGAACAGACCGTTAAGATAGTCGTTTGCTGCTTTTACGGCTTCTTCATAGGTTTCCCAATTATTAACCAACTCTTTAAGATAGGTCTGATTTTCTTTGGAGAGGTGTTTGAAAGTATCGCTATTCCCTTCTACGAATTCTTTAAGGGCTTGCATATTTAGTACCCCACTTTCTTCAAACAGTTCGGGGACAACATCTTTTAGCTTTTTATATTTTGCATCTCTGAACCACGTAGAATGCCGCACTTGGTTCATCATGTTAGCAACAGATTCGGAAACACTCTCCCAAACAAAATCTGTTTTTAAAAGATTTGCTAATCCTGTGTTGTTGCCTATTTTCGTATATTGCTCTTTCCCGCGTTTAGTGATTTTATCCATAGTAGCTTGATAATCATTAAGCGCGTCGCTTAGGGCTTTGACATTGTTGGTATAGCTTCCAAAAGCATCTTCGCCAAAAATAGTTGAGAATATATCGGCGTTAAGGCGTGCGCGCTCATTCATTACCCGCAACTCCTCGTTCAGTTCTTGCGCCTCCCGGATATTTCGCTCCATCGAGGTTTCTGTATCTCCGAAAAGACTTGCGATGCTTTGTATGATTTGTAGTGCAGCCTGTATAATAGCGAGAATCACGGATGCTCGTTCTACTTTCTGGATAGTGGTAGCTGCTGTTTCTCCCGTTGCTTCAATACCTTCCGCCGAACTTTCCGCAAGTGTTTTAATGCTATTAATCATTTGCAATGAGCTGGTGGTAATTTTGCTCGCCGTGGATATTACCTCCCCCATTGCTCCGCCAGCAGCTTCGCCTATATCGTTAAATTGCCCCTTAATTTTGGTGAGAGTATTATATAGCTTTTGCCATTTCTTAAATGATTCGCTGTGTTCATCATCGCTCACAGGATCCATCTTTTCAAGTGCCGATAACTGTGCCCGCAGGACGTTTATTTGATTCCGTATTTGTTCTCCCTGTTTGGAATCGGACGACGGCAACTTATTATATTCGCCTTCCAGGGCGCTAATAGCAGCTTTTATTCCTTTTTTAATCCTATCAATGTATTCCCCTGCCTTACCTACCAAATCATCTACAAAAGTACTACCCTCGACTTCGAGCGCGGCCAGGGCGGCGTTCTTTTCAGCCTTCAAAGCTGCAACTGCACCCGCATCTTCGGTTTCGCTGATCTTCTTGTCATAATAGGACTTTGTAGCCTGTATTTTTTCGAGGAGCGTCCCATATTTCATGTAGTACTCATTCCATGCTTGCAGTTGCTTGTTGAGATATTCCTCTGTGTTTTCGATGCCAGCTTCGGATAGGAACGCGGCATCCCAATCTTTATTCCGCTGTTCTTCATTTGCCTCTTTCAAGGCTTCCGTGTATATTCTAACACCTTCTGCCGCTTTGATATTGTCAGCATAATATACCTCTTGAAGTTCATGATATTTTTCGCCAGCAGACCCATCGGCAGCTACATTGGTGGCGATAACTAAACCTTTGGTGTCTGCGGCAAGAATGTTTTGTGCTCCTTCGAGTTGAGTATATATATAATCTTCCAATTCCTGTGGAGACAAAATGTCCCCATTAGGCAGGATTGGGGTGACTAAAATCTCAGTCACCTTTCCCTTGGCATCCAAAATACCATATTGGCTGCTGAAAACGGTGGCAATACCCTCTCCGGCATCTTCCCAGCCTTTTTTTACCAATTCCGCCGCTTCAACAAGTGGGCGCGCCAAATGATTTACATTCCCTTTGTACTGCGCAATCATCTGCTGTCCGGCGAGGAATCGTTCAGACGAAGTGTCATTTTTATACTGGGCATCAATTTCCTTTTCTTGTAACTCAAGCAGCTTTTTTTCGGCTTCTTGTATGGCTCGGGCACGTTTCTGATAGTCGAGGTCAATTTGCGCAAGTTTCTTGGCCGTGCCGTCCTTCATGGAATCTACCTCCGCCTGCAATGCATCGTCCCGGAGCTTTTGCAATTGCTTGGTGAGCTCCTTTAGATTGCGCTCTTGATCGGATGCGGCTTTTTTTGCTGCGCTTTCGGCCTCTTGGCGGGCTTTTTCCGCCTTTGCATTAAGTTCATCCGGCGTTAAGGCGGTGTACAGCTTTTCTGCTGCGGGGGTCAATTTTTCGATGCCGACATTTATTGCCGTGATAAATGCATCTACATCACCTTCATAATCTTCATTAATGCGCTTCCATATAGTATTCCCTTCCTCACCAAGCTTCGATAGTGCGCTAATAAATTCTTTCCGGAATTGGGTTATGTTTGTTTTAGCCTCTGCAAAAGTTTTAGCACCCCAAATAGCGCTTTGGCCACCCTGACCCAAATCCATGTATGTCTGTATTGCCTTATCATATTCTTTTCTGTACTCTTTCAGTGCATTAGAATAATTGGTATAGGCATTCCCTGTTTTTTTGATGCGTGCTATACTCTTTTTGTCCTCTGTAATAAGTTCTTGGGCAGCCTTCGCCTCTGCGACCTCGATAATTGCGTCGCGCAGGTTTTCATAAGCACCGACAGCATTCCCGACCATAACCTGTTCCGCAGCCATATTGCCGAAGTAAGCGGGGTATATGTCTTGCAGTTTTTTGACCGCTTCGGCTCTTTCTTCATAGGGCTTGGAAAGGTCTGTCGCAGCCCTATACAGCAGATTCAATTTGGTTAATTCGGATTGAGCCGACACCGAACCTTGAGCCATAGCGGAATTAAAGCGTTCGAGTGCAGCGGCAGAGGCGTCTATCGTCGTTTTACCTTTGAACAGCGACGCTACCCAGTTGGTTATCTCCTTGCCGTAAAGGGTAAGCACGGTTACGCCGGCCACAAGCAGGGTTTGCCAGGAGAAGATCGACGATGCTATCTGTTTCCATACGGGCGTGAAGGTTTGCCCGGCTTTCTTCAATTCATCAACCGATTTCTTCGCCCGTGCTATTTCATCGGCCAGCATCGGCAGGTTGTTGGATATGGCGGAAAAGAATATTTGCGGGCCATATGCCAGTGACGGCAACTCGCGGGCAACTTGCTGAATTTGGAATCCCAGCATATTGAATCCCGAGGCATAATTGCCGACATTGCGAGTATGGACGCCCATCGACGCATCCAGTTCTTTGATCTTCGTGTCGAGCGATTCGATGTTTTTAAGCATCGTTTGCCCTTGCGCCCCCTCACGATCCGCGGCGCTCATATTTTTATACACCGCACGCATACGGGTAAGCGCCTGGGACATTTCGTTGATTGAGCCGATGGCGGTCTGCTCCAATTTGATTTGGTTGGCAAGCTCCCGCCTCAATTGGGATATTTCCTGCTTGTATTCCTCGATAGATACGGCAGCGTCCAATACTTGCGCCCTTTTCTTTGCAGACAATTGCCCGTTCTGCTGCTCTTCCTTATTGAGCGCGGTGACATCCGCTTTTAATCGTGCGATCTCATTTGAATATAGCCTAATTTGGGCTATTGCCTTTGTTTTTTCGTCGTTAGCGGCTTTTAGCTCACCAAGCAGGTCATGGTATGCCGCAGTTTCGGCCTGGGTAGCCGCTGTTCCTGCCGTAGAACCGCCGCCAGCAGTTCCGGTCGTGGCCGAGGCAGTAGCCTTGGACGCCGCATCCATTGCCTGCTGCTCCATCTGGGCGATCTTGCGCATTGTCTGCTCGACACGCGCCTCCATCTCGCCAATTTTGCGGTTTATGACGTCGAATTCCTTTGTACTGTCCGGGATTTCGGCCAGTACATGCCGCAACCGCTCAAGCATGGTAATAAAACTCTTGAGTTTATCGGTTTCCGCGTTTATTTTGAATGATAATGCGCTCATTGCTGCTCTTTATTGCCTCTTTTCTTATTGCTTCTTCTTCGGGCCATATCGGCGCCCGATCCCCGCACTATTTTTTCCTCGTCCCCTACGAGCGTGCGCACCTTGTCGGTCATCATGAGTAGCATGGTAGGGTAGTTTATGCCTTGGAAGGCTTCGTTGTAGGAGATGTTCAATTGATCCATCATCGTTGCAATAATGCCCGTTATCGTATTATTCCCGACGGTTTCAGACACTGTTTTCCGGCGTGTTTTGTCGATCTTCACCGAATCGAACAAGTCTTTGCCCGATACGATGTCGGCTATTTTCATGGTCGCGGCGGAAATCTCTTCACAGGTGGCATACCGCTTGGCGTACCACAGGAATAGTTTTTGGCACCATGAGCGCCGAAAAAGCAGCTTGGATATTGTTTCCATGGAATATTTTTGCCTTCCGGAGATCGAAACGTCTATTTTCCCTCCGGCGAATGCCCTTGCCAAATCCTTCACGAACGGTTGGTATACCCGGAATTTCAGCACCCCGAGCTTTACCGACACATGATGCGTATTCAGCAATGACCTGGCGACAATATCCGCCGATTTACTCATGGTCTTTGGATATTGTTGCGGACAATCCCTCCATTACGGCTGCAACCGAGGCAATATCCTCAAGGGGTATCATCAGCAGTATTTTCTGGTAACAGTCGAACAACTCGTTGAATGTGCCCCGCTTCATGAATCTGCGGCGTAAAAACCACACCCTGACACCCGCGAATATGTTGCGGCTGCCGACAACCGCCAAGGCTATACTATGCGCCATCGCCGATATACATGCCTTACTCTCGTCCGGATCTTTGTTGACATCCCGCACTGTCATGATGCGCGTTGCCGTCATGGGGGACATCTTGTATACAGTGTATCCCTTCGATGCGATGCGGATACTGATAAACTCCAATTTCATAAGATTGATTTTAAGAAATAGGGGTGAGGGGCACACGCCTCCCACCCCTGGACTGCTGATGGCTTGGAGGTTCTTATTCGACGTTCACCTCCGAAGAATCGAACCAATATTCCGACGAGACCGCCGTGTTGTCTGGTTCCAGGGCAGCAGCTGCTACACCGATACCTACGGCTCCCTCATTATTGGTGTTACGGGCGATAACCGAGGCCTTCGGAAAGACGCAATACTGGTTGTCTTCCGTCAGGGCGATCATGCATTTTTCAATGCGCGTGACGCCTCTCGCACGTTTCCATGACGTCTCCGACCCCGTGCCGCCCATGAAAGCCGCCTTGGTTTCATAGTCGTATTGCCCGATGGTAAACGACATCTGAATGTTACCCATTTCGGTGTCTTGGCGATATACGCCATTGGTGAGTTGATTCCTGTACTCCGTCGTAGACGGCTCCTCCTCTTCGATGCTCCATGTGTCTTGGTGGATGTTCTCCACCTGTTTCGTGCTGACATCTTTAATGATGGTTGCCAGAAGGGTACCCGTAAGATCTCCTGTGACCTTCGCGGGGTCTGCATAATACAGCTTCTTGATTCCTACTGCTATTACTTTTGCCATTGTTTTAGTTGTTTTTAATGTTTAATACTCTGAATAGTACTCTGATGTAGATATAGTGGCATCCGAGGTTCACATCTTCTTCGCGGCCGATATTCTCATACCTGTACCTGTATGCGGATCCGTCATAAGTACCGTATGTCCATTCTTTGAATCTCGCCTTGGCTGCCCGTTCGAGTTCGTCCAGCCGTTTTAGGTTCGCTTCTCCCTTGATGTCGGGGACGCACAGGTTTACAGCAACAAAGCAATTTTCCCAATACGTGTCCGACGTCTGCTCGGGTGGTGTGATGACGACGATACGCTCTCTATTGACTTTCCCCTCGGGGATAGCCCATGAAGTGTGCATGTCCTTTATCCCAACCCCCTTACACGCCGAGAACAGTATGTTGCGCGCGTCTCCCGTTGTAATCATATCCAAAGGTCTGAAGCGTTGAAATAGTTGTTTACCTTGGCTATTGCCACAGAGCCTTCGCCCCGTACTGTGCCGGTCGCCTTGTCAATGCATTTCACGTACCCTCCTTTGGGTACTCCTCTCCCTTCGTAGACGATGTGGTATTTCGATTGGCGCACCTCCCCGTTCTCTGATACAAGGCGGACGGTTGTGTCGTCGTCGCAACGACAATCACCTATTTCCTGCCATGCATCATTTTCGGACATAGCTATCGGACGTCCCAGTTCGTCGTATTGTTTGGGAGGATCGATCCTCAAATAGAGTATGTGGGGCGCGAAATACATATTACCACAAGTTCGAAGCATCCTTTATCGAGGACAGGCCAATAGAGCTGCTCAATTCTTCGCCGGGCGTGATGCCATATTGCCGAAGCATCAGTTGTGCCCGTTGCTTCATGGCGCTTTCAGACCAGGACGCCGAATGCCCGTTTTCGCTTACCGACAGAGGGTGCATTATCAGGCTGTCGATGAACTCAGATACGCGCTTGGCGATTAGTTGTTGCTGATGGTCGCTACCCGCCAGGGAGTTGGGATCGTATCCCCATTCCCTGGCGAAGCGGCGAACGCCATAGTCGGAGATGGTTCCGACCATGCTGAACTCCTGATGTATGCATTCTGCTACCGTCATGCACTTCTACGATTCTACACTCAGCGAGTAAATACCGTTGATCTCGGTAATGACGGGCAGCGAAATAGATTGTGCTTTCGTAAACTCCACGCCGTTCGAGTTGTCCGTCTCGCCTTTGCCCCACTGCGAGATGCGGATGCGTCCGTAGTTGGAGTAGGCAACTCCCGGCTCGGGGCGAAGTTCGTTATCCGCGTAAGCGTTTTTGATGACGCCGAGACGACCCTCCGGCACGAATACGAGGCTCTTGTCATTCCACGGTTTGTATTCGCGGATCTTGCCATTGTCCTGAATGCGCGTCATCCGTCGGATCACCTCGAATACGGGCAACCCGTTCGATCGCATAAACTCGTTTAGGTTGGCCAGCAGAAGTGGCGACGATGATTTGTCCGTGCCGAAAATAACCTGCTTCATCTTCTTGCTGCGCAGGATGTACGAAAGCCGCTTTTGATCCAGAAGGATGCGGTCGAAGGTCACCTTCTCCTGAGCTGCATCGACAACGCCTTGGATATCCTCGAATACATCGACACGGTCGATGTTGCCCTCCGTCCACTGTGTATCTGCTGTGGCGATGTTTTCTTGCGGCATGCCATAGTCGATATTGCCTCGCACACCTCCTTCGGGGTTGTTTTCCTGAGTGAATGAAAATACCCCTTTGTTCGAGAGGGCACCCAGGAAGATGATGTCTATTTTGGCCTGTACGGATTCCACGACCCGTTCAACGCCGCCCCACATGAGGTTTACGAGCTGCTGTTTCTTTGCCTGATCCGAGATCATGCGTGAATCCAGCAGCTGAAGTACCTTCCGATAGTCTTCAATGGGCATCGGTAGGGTCATTTGGTGAATGAGGACTTTCTTGGCTATTGTAGCCAGGCCTTCAGTTCCCATAATGGGTTCCTTGCCTTTCGAATCCAAGGTGGCAGCTGCTACGCCCAGATTATACGATCCGATGATCTCTTCGAAATTGAACCCTACCGTGGGAGTATCCCACTCCAAAAAACGCTCGTAGACATTTTGGTCGAACAAGCGCTTGCGCAGTTCAGATGCTGCGTCGATGCGAGCTTGCACCTGCTTGGTCAGCTCGCTGAAAATAGAAGAATAATATACTTCGCTCATTGTTTACCTGTCTTTTACTGTCTGATGTACTTGATTTCAGGGTTGTTTTTCATACTGTAGCCTTGCAGCCAAGTCTCGGGGACGGGGTATGCTACATCCTTGAGGATTCGCGCCCCATAAGCTGCCGAGACAGTCGGAAATCCATTGGCCTTGGTGTATTCCTTTGTCGTTTCGATGACGGCGTCCGGAATTTCATCCCCTCCGAGCAGATCAGCGCCTGCTACTGCTTCTGTCATTGCTGCGCTTAATGTGATTTCGTCGTATGATTCGTTGGCGGTGCTAATGCTCTTGATGGTGCCGGAGGAAGCGCCTACTTTGACGGCATCGTTGATCTGGAACATAGAGCCCTTGATGACACGCGGTTTGGTTGTGGTACCGCCCTCTACGATTCGTGCCGATTTGCAGATGGTGCACTCCATGTTCTCGAAATCGAGTTTGATAGGCGTTCCCTCTTTGAGTATCGTGCCTTCCGGATAGGTGCCCTTCACGGCGAAATCCCCCGGCAGCACTTCGCGCTCTCCGCGCCAGAATACCGGGAACCCGCCCTTAACTTGTGTCTTTTCGAATTTAATAGCCATGTTTGTTGTTGTTTTTATTTTGCATCCGGCAGATTTTCAGCCCACATTTTGGCCTCTTCTTTGCTTTGAGCCTCAGATGTGGAGAGGGGGAATGCCGTTTCCTGCCCCTCAAGCCCTGCGGCAACGAATCGCGTTTGTATAGCCGCGAACTTTTCTTTGATCTTCGTTTCGTCCGGCTTTTCCTCGTTCATCGCAGAAGCGAGCGCGAGGATGTCGTCTAACGCTGATTCATTGACGTTTGCCGCTTTGGCTGCTGAGCGAAGAAGTGTGTCCCGTTCGGCCTTTACACGCGCTGCTTCCAAGGCATCGTACTTTGCTTTTACAGCATTTTCACGCTCTTCCTGCTGGCGTTTGTAGGCTTTGAACCATTCGGGCTCTTCGCTACTGGGAGGAGTATTCGCCTGCCGCTCCCCTGTGGCAGGTTGCTCGATAGGCTTCCCGTCTTTGAGGTTATGCCGCTTCTCGTAGTTCTTGACTGCGGTCTGCTGCGCATCCCCTGCACGGTAGTCGCCGTAGCTGGTTAACACGTCCTGAAAGCCAATCCCCTCTGCTATGGTAGGTAATTGTGCTTCGTCCGTTACATTCTCCGACTTTTTCGTTGCGATTCGGTCGAGGATCGCATTGTCCACCCCCGTAAATTTGGTTTGGAGCAGTGCTAAAAGTTTTTCTTTCATATTATTTTAATTAATCTCTGTTGCAAAGATTTCGACGGGCATTTTAATAACAATGGGCAGGATGGAAATTTATACTTTTTTTGTACGGTAATTCAAAGCCTCTTTTATGCATTCAGATATCCAGCCGACCAAATAACAGAATGGCTCTTGGTTACTGCAATCAATGCGTCCACCGATATAATCGAATATCTCCATAGCCGCATGTGTAGATTCGTGGCAAACGTACTGGATATTTTGAGCGTTCGCCTTTGTGGCGAACCTGATAAGAACTCCACCCCTTTTATTTGTGATGTCGTATGTACTCTGCGTATCCGCCGCAGATGTGTCGTCCATATCTGTTATATTTTCAAACCTATCGCTTATTGCAGATGCGCTTTTTTCACCTATTACCACCCAAATTAACCGAGGATAAATTTGCGGATCAAATTGATGTATAATAGCCGTCATTGTTCTAAAAGTTTTATTCCGTCGGGGTATTGATACTTGAATTCTCGTCTTTTTTGGTCGAAAGGTTTGTTTTTGCATCCTCGTAGATGCTTGTGGCAGAGGCTTCTTTCATTTGCCTAATTCTTTCGATTTCCTCTTGGTAATTATCTGCAACACCCATTAATTTTACAGATTCCTCAAGTGAAAGCACTCCATCTGCATAGGCTTTCCCTATGGATTGCCACCTTGCAGTAATGTCTTCGTTGAAGGGCTCCGAAAATTCATGCTCGATCTTGAGGGTGGCGAGTTTGTCTCTCATATGGATATGAGTTACATTCATCATTATCGCCAAGATTAGGTTCTTTTCCCGGTCGACGAGTTCGTCGTATATCTCTTTTCGATTATCACGCTTGATATATCCGAGAACCATTGCGCGCTTAATGGCTTCACCGGACAAAGTCCCCAATCCGACCATTTTTTCTGGGGTGAACTCCGGAGTGAAAGTATCGAAAAGTATAGATTCTTTTAAATCCGACTTTTCCTGCTGCCTCGTTTCAGACGACATAGGTGGATTAAGGTATTCAAACCGATCATCTTTGCTTGACAACTTAATCCCTTTCCCTGGAGAATCAACTGTGGGAAGATTTTTGATAACCGCTGCGGTGGCAATGTACATTGGATCCGCAAAGTAATTGTTGGTGTCTGCGGTTTTTGAGTCAATACTTTCTTCCCGATCAATTCGGGGCTGCAATCCATCCCATGCCGTATTTTGCTTGTAATAAATGATGTTAATTTTACCAGTCGGATTAAGCACTGGGGTCACATCCCAACCTATTTTGGCTTTTCTTCCCCGGAATATAAAAGTGGGTGTGTGAATGTCGAAATGCTCTACTGTTCCGGCGCCCTCCTTCAAATAATACCCACATCCAAATGCGAGGAGGTTACCATATTGGTCGAACATGGGGCGCAAGGTATATCCGTTAGACTTCGACAGCACAACTATTTTCACCCAAGGAAGCCCCGTTGCCTCGTCCCTGTAAATGTGATACAGCTTTGCACTTTGGGTTTCTGCTCCGGCCAGCCGTTTAGCCTGTCGCATCTTACTGTCGAATCGTATTTCTCGAAGGAATTGTTTGTAAGCCGAAAATGCATCGGCATCACCGGATTCGTCGGATACCTTCCATTTTATCGGATTTCCAAGCAGGAAGAACAATTCTACCTCATTTATATAACGCTGTCGAGTGCGGGGCAATTTCTCCGTGCGGTAATCTTCCTGTCCCTTTCTCGTTTTATTTCGACGCTTCATTATGGCGTGAAGTTTCGGATTGTACTCGTATATTGCCTGCATTGCTTCCGCGTCATGGTTTTCCATCAAAGACATCGCCTGACTGATGTCTTTTGCCTTGATAAGCTCCATTAAATCCCGCTCAACACCTAATGCATTGAGCGTTTTATTTTGGAAAAATGTAAAAAGGCGATCTAAAAAGTTCATTGTTTACCAAATATTAATATCACTTAAATCATCGTCTTGTATCGGTGTGCTGCGCTTTTCAAAGCATCCGGTCAGCGCATCGGGGGCATCGTCATGCGCATTGCCCCCTTCCTTCATATATCCCATAATGGCCTGATAGAATTCCGGCCATCTCTTATCCCAATTTGTCGGGAAAAATGTCATGTTGTTGACGTCTGCTGACTTGGTAAATATGCGTACCTGCTTATTATCGGTCTGGGAAAAGCAACTAACCGTTGTGTGGGTAATGTTCATCTGGCGAAGGATGCGTTCTACATTGCGCGCAAAGCCCCGCCCTCCGTTATTGCTTTCAATATTAGCCCATTCCGTCCTGTTCCTTGCAAGCATTTCGGCCGTCTTGGGTTCGGTATACTCCATGGGCTTTTTTGTGTAGAGCACATCGGTCACATAATTTCCCTCGGGTAATTCGTCGTAACATATCGAACATAGATAGTCGCTTCCCGTATCTGCTGTATCGGTGTAATTCTTATGCGTGCAATCTTTGGAGTAGGGGATAACGTCGTATGTTCGGAATTCACGATACATTAATCCCTCAAGAGGCTTGGGATTCTGCATGTACTGGGTCTCAAATATGAAGGGATCCGCTTCTTGGTATCGCTTTAATTTATCAAGCGCGAATCGATCCTCCCAAAGTGCACGTTCGGTAGGTAGCCCTGCATCTAAGATTGCGGGGAATTTGACAACATCCCATTCTCCACCTTCCTCTATCGTGCCTTCAAGCTGCAATAAGTATCCGCAAAAATCATCTGGAGCGAGCCTTTGAGCTGTTACAATGACCGGGGTACGAACGTCATTAAGACGGTTCTTGAATGTAGAAGTCCACAGTTCGCCAATACGCTCTTTGGTAGTACTGGAGTAGCTATCCTGAGCCTTCATCGGGTCGTCAATACTCATTGCACCGCTGAATTCTTGTGCTCCCAGTTTACCGCATCCAAACCCTGTTATTTGACCCATAAAGGGAGCCGCATACATTACACCCCCGCTTGAGGTGGATATACTTCCTTTGGCATTGTTGGACAGTTCGACATTTGGGAAGAATGCGCGGTAATTGGGATCCTCCATGATCCTCCGTATGTTCGTAACATTCCGGGTAGTGAGTTGATCGCTACTCGAAAGATGCATGAACTCGGAACGCGGATTGATGGCAAATCCTATCGCAGAGAAAGACACGACGGCTAACTCTGTTTTAGAATGTCGCGGAGGAATGTTAAACATGAGCCTATTAGTCGGGTGTTCTCCACGGAGTACTTGGTCGAGTTTATGGCATATTATTCGATGATGGGGCGCAATCCGAAAAGGTTGTTTGTTCACAGCCTCGAACATTACAGCCGTAAATGCCAAACACCCTTCCTTCAACAAGAAGTTACCTACACTGGAATAATCAGTCATCGCTCCTGCTCATTTGTATTAATTGAAAGAAACGATCTGTATTGAATGTCGGCTGCGGAAGGTCATTACCTTTAGTGTCAGTGTTGGCAGTTTTCTCCGGGGCATTGTATCCGAGCATGCGGTTGATGGTTTCTATCGCCTTGCTTTTGTCCATCAATTCCACGACGGGGCTACCTGAACGGTCAATCTTTATGGACTGGATTAAACGCCGTTTTTCAGGCGGAAGAGATTTTAGGTCTTGGAAAGAAATTGAGGGAACCTGCCGTACGCCATATTCGGTTTTCATATCAACCATGTCGGCATCGACAAAGTCGAGTACGTCGGCATTAATGATGGATACATTAAGCCGGATTAGCTCCTCTTTGGTGATAAGTTCTTTTTCGGCTAATTGGGCTTGAAGTTGTTTTACCCTCCCCGTAACCTCCCCGTTTTGAAGTAGCTCGCTCGATCTTTTCCATACCGTTTCATCGCTCATTTTCGAACACTCATACGCAAAGCGATACGCCTCGGATGCGTTGCCGCACTCGAGGTACTTGTTGCAGAACTTCTCCTGCTTTATCGTCAGCTTCCCTTCTGCCATGAAAAACAATCTCTCAGGGCAAAGGTGGGAGCAGGCATTTTAATAACAATGGATTCCGCCCCTAATTTTTGAGGCTTTTATCTTTGGACGGATTGTTCTAAAGGTTTGTGTTTTCTCTATGATGAAACCTTATTTTGGCGGCCTTCATTGTCCTAAAGGTACAAAAAAGCCCCGACAGATGCCGGGGCTTTGGGTCATTGAATATTGATATGTCCGCCTGAATTATCCAAGTATACGCGCACATTCTTGGATTCCCGCGTCCCGTTATATTCAGTGCGGGTTACTTTTAATAAATGGCTATCGGCTTCCTGTTCTAAGTATTCAACTGCATACCGTGGCGCTTGGTCATAGGAGCCCGTATATTCATCGAAAATCACTACTTCCTGAACGTCGGATAGTTCGCCATGATCGTAAGCCACTAATTTGATTGACTGACCTGGACTTGTATACGCGAGCCAGGATTCTACATCATTAGGGTTTATGAGGATGCGAGATTGCGTATAATCTGCAGTGGCGAATGCTGCCCCTATTATATCAAATGCTGTTGTTGGGGGACGCGGAATCCATCCATCGAGGCTATTTAAAGTAAATTCATAAAATTTGTTTCCGCTCGGGATCTCATAAAACCATATAGTCATACTCGGCTTTCCACGTCCATCATAACTACAAAAAAACAGACAGTTGTTAGATAATTTTCCTGTATTTATATAATAACGCGAATAAAAATTAATAGCAGTATCCAGCACTTTATTTCTGGTCATAGTGCCGTCAGCCCTATATATTACTAAGTCTATTTCAGTCCTGCGATCTTCCCAATCGCTGTATCTTATTGCAGCTGTGAAGTAATTATCCCCGAATGTTAATTCCTCTGGTTCGATGTTTGTAACGTCATATTTCACTTCCTCCCCATATTCTGTATATCCGACTGGTTTCCCCCAGTCTGTATAATCATATATGCATTTATGAGTAAAGTAATCGAATACTCCAATCCAGGCATATGTGTCATCTCGCTTGCCCAATATTACAACATAATCTTTACCCCATAATTCCCTAATTGGGTAGGTAGCAGTATCATTGTTGTTGGAATCATAATCTCCCCAACAACCTGTAATAAATAATCCTTCCGTATCAATATTGGAAAAGTCGAATTTCTTGTTGTATCCACTTAGTGGATCAAAGCCATCATCATTATTGCTTTCTGATGTGCAGGCGCATAATGTTAGTCCGGCAATGAATAGTAAGAAGTGCAATAACTTTTTCATGAGTTTATGAATTTACCCCTATCGAAATGAGTTGGTAAGAAAAGAGTAAAAAATATTTGTGCTATTGAAATAAACCGAAGTTTTTATGTTTTGGTCTGCGGGCGCCCCGGTCATTTTTAAAGGAGACCGTAATCTCCTTTAAATGTGTAGCTCGATTATATGGATCTTATTTTGGGTGGTTCTATTTTATCATATTGCTTCCGCTCTAATGAAGATGGCATAAGGCTAATTAGAATACCGCTATGCCTCTTTTTTTTGGGCGACATCGCCCTTGCTTTTCGCTCTCTCTTCTCGGTACAGGTCAATTAAAGCCCCGTTTTGCCGAATCAACTCCTCGTTTTGGCGGAGTAGTGAATCTAAGAATCTCTCCATAGTTTTTGGGTTATTTAGTTCAACTTTCGTTGGCGTGACGTCTTCGCCTCCTTGGCTGACAGGTTGGTCTTCCATATTGGATATACCAAAATATTGGAGTATATATCTGGCATTTGCTCTACTCGGCTTGCCTTCTCCTTTCTTCCATTTGCCGATAATTGTTTGTGACAATCCAGTCGCTTTGGCGATCTTATACGGAGTGTCTTGTGTGCTTCGTAGTAATTCTACGGCCTTATCTATCAGTTTATCAGCCATGAAGGGTTTGTACTTATAATATTCTGTAATTATATAATATTATTTGATTGAAAAATACTTCATTATTTTGGTATATACTCAAATAGTTTAGTATATTTGCAATGTGAAACCCACAAAGCTGATACAAATATACGATTTAAGATGAAAAACGCAAGCGTGGGGACTGAATATTTGACGATTGTACCTTTTTGAAGGTATTGGTTCTTTGAAATAAGGTAGGGAGTAAAATTTAGAGAGGGCGGGCGTATCCCGCCCTCTCAGAGTTATTTGCTGATGGGCTTAACCGTCGTTCGGACGGTCGTGCGCACCTGCGTCCTAACCCGGATGCGGATTTTTGGCATGATGCAAAATGTTTAAGGGTTAAACATCAGAGCTTGCGCCCTTGCTCGCTTTGAGCCCCCTTTATTCCCATTGCGAGCGCATATACCCTCCGCTTATAGCTCGGTTTTACTCCTACCTTATTTATTGGTTCTTTGATGTCAGGTTTTTTATGGTTTCGGCTTGAAGGCGGATAGTCTCCTGCTGACTGGAAATTAGCTCTAAAAGGTTGGATAGTGACGCATCGGATTTCGATTTAGCGCGCATATCACCATTGCCCGTAAGCAGCCAGTCACGCGATATTTGCAAGTAATCTGCAATCACTTCCACAGTCTTAATACTGGGCTTTGTTGTTGAATTTGCGAAAATACGGCTTAATGTCGCCTGAGATACATTGGTCTTAGCGGAAAGTTCATAAGGTGTAATGCCTTTTTCTTCAATTACTTGCCGCAATCTTTCTCCGAAACTCATAAATTAATCATCAAATTACTTGCAAATTAATTTCAATATGCTTACATTTGCATTGTGAAAACGAACAGTTAAGGCAAATATACAGTTTATAAGGGACAACGCCAAGGTAAAAGTCGGATAATTTGAAGACTTACCTTGAATAAGGTAATAAAAACGGACAACGCGATGAAAGCAACTTACGACAAATCGAAGATCATGAAGAACGCCTGGTATCTTAAAAAGGTACAGCCGGGCAAGAGTTTCGGGGAGTGCCTGCGCAAGGCTTGGCGCAACGAGAAGTTGGCGATGCTGACCGCGAAGATCGAGAACCGCCCGACGGAGCAGCCGAAGGCCACGGAGTACCGCCCCGAACTGCTGAAAGTGCCGACAGGTTTCTATGGTGTCCGAGGAATGTACTATGGTGACTAAAGCACGATGCAATATGAACGAAGTAATTCAATCGACTGACCGCTTGACGGCACTACTCGAGGAGCAGGCCGCCTGCATTGAGCGGATCATGGCAATACTGGACAAATAATATGAATATGAATACTGCAAATCAGCGCGCTATAAAGTTGCCGTTCCAAGAATATGTTTCTACACTTGGGAAGACTCGCAAAAGTAAGTTGTGGGCAGAAATTCGGCTTGTGACAGGAAAGGACAAGACAACAATATGGCGCTGGGCGCACGGACGCACCCGTCCTGACAAGTCAGACAGGGATAACATAGCATTCTGTGTATATAAATTCTCTGAAAATAGGTTACCCGGCGACGCATTATTCCCAGAAGATTATCCATACAAAGGTACCCATGCAAAGGTTAAATAACGTAGAGTTTTTTAACTCACCCGAAGGAGAGGTGCAGATCCGCGATGAAAAGGGAGTGCGCACCTACATGGAAGAAGATAAAGAGCTTACGGATGCTTTGTTCTCGGTCATTGAGCTGGATTACCCCAAGGCATTCAAGGCGTTGTCGGAGATTTACAACAAGAGTAAAGCGAACGCCCCTTACTTCAAATACAGGTGTGCCCACCGATTCATCCGCTGCAACTTCGGGATGTATGATAAAATACCCGATATGGACGAGTTCGGCCGGTTCAACTTCGAGAATGTTGCTTGTCCGCTGGTGGGGGAGTGCAAATACTATAAAGTAATCTGTAACCCAGAGTTTAATACTAACCTGACAATGCGGGAGAAAGAGATTGTCCGCCTCTATAAAGAGGGATGTAAGACCGAACGGATTGCCGAAATACTGTCACTCTCCCAGTTGACGGTCGAAACACACAAACGAAACGCTATGCGTCGCACAGGGTCGACAACGCTTGCCGAACTCGTGATATGGGCTAACAACCACGGACTTTAAACACAAAAAAAAACTCATAAACCAAAAATAAAATAGTATGGAAAATTTACTGCAATGCAAGGGCAAGAAATTCAAGGCCAACATCTACAACATCCCAGTTGAAGGGCGTATTCAGGTAGAGGAAGGGAGTATTTATCTATGCCAAAATGTGAAGGATGGAGCCGATTGCGAAGACAAATTAGGCTTCAAATGCAGTTGGCACATCGAGGATGGTAGCGAGATGGCACTCATCAAAAACAACGTTTCAAATCTTTGTATCCACCCTTCGACGAAAGAAGAGGCCGAATCTTTCAAGGATTGGCAGGTAGGGGATAAGCTTGTATACGAATCAAACACTTGGGAGGTGATTTTCCGTAGTGGAGAATTGGTCGTGTGCAAGAGAGAGAACGGCAATGTGCAACTTTCAATTACATTTGCGACGAGCTTTACAGATTAGGTTTTCGCCTTGTTTATGAACCTGATCCTGAATCTGAGATTGTCGAAGTAACGATGGATGAAATCGCCAAGATGAAAGGCATTCCGGTTGAGCGGCTCCACGTCAAAAAGGAATAGCATCACGAGGTGTGTAGCTCAAAGGTAGAGCGGTGCAGGGATGCGAAATAGAAGCACAGAGGTTGAAAGACCTCGCATTTCCGGGCGCAGGTTGCAGGTTCGAATCCTGCCGCACCTCCAAGATAGCCACCGCATAGGTGAGGGGTTTGATTGCTGGCACTAACCCCGCCGCAAGGCAAAAGCAATTTCTGTGTTCTTTGACACATTGATACACGAGAACCATCCGAGCGGATGTAAAACCCGGCGAGCGACTTGGCGCAGAAGGGCTGGCAACAGATAAATACCAATGAACGAGCGATGACCCGGAGTAATCCGGAGAGCCGTATTGATTATTACGCCTGGTGTGGCTTGACCGCCTATCCAGGCTCTATGGCAGGCCTTGCGCACCGTTCTTTCAGCAGTGGGTTATTTCATTTTAGGCGTGAGGTCTGCATCTTGCCCGCGTGCGCTTTTCGGTGGCGCAGTTTTGAAATGGAGTTTAAAGTTACAGTGCGCGCGGGCTTATTTGCAACACCTTAAAACAATTATACTATGGAGAAGAACACTTTGAGGAAGAGGAGATTTCTATGTTTCGACCTGACGCCCAGGTGGAAAATGTGGAAACGGATCGAAGACCTGGAGGTGCGGCTTGCTACATGCCTTTGCGAGCGCAATGAAGCGGATGGACGCCTTATCGAGCGGGAACACGAGGTATTGGCGCTCACTCAAGCACGTGATACCCTGTACAAGCGCATCGACGAACTGGAAGGCAGGCTCAGGAAATTCGACCGTATCTGAGGAAAAAGCGGCAAATACATCAAAGGCCATGAAACACGATCCTCAAAATAAAATTCTGGCCTATCTCAAGGCCGGCGGCAGGCTGACTGTTCGCAAGGCTGAGAGGCTGTATCACACAACGGAGCTGCGCCGGATCATCAGTCGGCTCCGGAAAATGGGATATTCCATTTGCTCGAACAAACAGAAGGCCGTTACGGAAGACGGGCGGCCGACACAGTTTAACGAGTACTATATGCCACAGGTAGCGGATTCCTGCCAATAATCCGCAAATCGCATTTTAAGTTTGGTATTTGCCATTGGCCAGCTGTGAAGCACGCGGATGGTGTGCCGTCGGCATTAAAGCCCTACGCGGTGGCGTGGGTGAGTGGAGATGTCGGCGGCATTTATTGAGCTATGGTGTAATGGTTAACACACCGCCCTTTGGAGGCGGTACTCCCGGTTCGAATCCGGGTAGCTCAACGGGGTTCTAACCCTAATGTTGTGAGTTTGATCGGGCGCTTGGGCGTCTGTCACAACGGAAGCTGACAGAGGGTATATCCCTCGACAATCCGAGGCTGCGTGAAGGAAGTAGCAAGGCCGAGGCGGGCTAAGCCCACGAAACGGGAGATAAAGAACGCAAATCGGCGGCGCGAAGCACAGTAACGCCGCCACCGCGGGGGCAGTCAGAAGCCCCCGCTTCTTTTGGATACAATCAAACGATCATGAATAAATATCTTCAAGAGCTCAAAGACAAAGGACTGGTGCCTTTACGGCTCGACAACAACACGGTGCTTTGGGTTACACCCGACAAGGCCAATGAGAAGTACAAAACTCGCTACCTCAAGAATGCCGAGAGGTCGCGGAGGATGGCGCTTAATTTAAGGTAAATATGAGTTATGGATTGCCGTACAAGGGTAGTAAAAACAGCATTGCGAAGTGGGTTGTCTCTAACCTTCCCAAATCGCATGCCTTTGTAGACTTATTTGCCGGAGGTTGTGCGATAACTCACGCCGCTATGCTGTCGGGGAAATTCGAGCGATTCATAGTAAACGATATTACAGAATACCCCCAAGTATTCCGAGACGCTGTAGCGGGTATGTATCGGGATGAGCGCCGATGGATCAGCCGTGAGGATTTCTCGCGCCTCAAAGATAGCGACCCCTACGTGAGGCTGTGTTGGAGTTTTGGGAATAATATGAAATCCTATTTGTATACTCCGGAAGCAGAGCGATTCAAAAAGCACCTTCATGCGATATTTTTTGCAAAAACACCCGGCGAAGCGAGTTTGATGTGGCGAGGGTTTGTCCGGGAATTCGCAAAAGTTCGGAAAGAAATAGAGGACTTGACACAAAAGGTGCTGAAACTGTGTGAGGAATGCGGCGTGACGCCGAAATATAATGCCGACGGCACATTGAATATAGAGGTGATGCATGCAGATATTTTTCGGGTCAAGTCAGCGGATTTGCGGGGGTATTTACAGAATGCTCTGAAATTATCCGGTCTTACGCAAAAAGATGTCTATCGACACCTCGGGAATTATATGGGTAAGCATTATTTTAGCGAATCTCAATGGGCGTTGCCAACCTCAGAGCAATACGAGAAGTTGCAAGAAATTTTACCAGCGTTAACTATTCCGTGGGCGGCCTTAAACGAAGGACTGCAAAGCATGGAAAGACTGGAAAGACTGGAAGGCCTGCAAAGTCTGGAAAGACTGCAAAGTCTGGAAAGACTGGAAAGCCTGCAAAGACTGGAAAGCCTGCAAAGCCTGGAAAGCTTGGAGGTATTTCAAAAGGATTATACCGACATAACCATCCCGTCGGGTGCAACTGTGTACTGCGATCCGCCATACACCGGCACATCGGGATATTTGCACGACTTCGACTATAAACGATTTCTCGACTGGCTTCGACATCGAGATTTCCCGGTTTTCGTTTCAGAATATTCCATGCCGGATGACTTCGTATGTATTGCGAGTATTAACAAAACGTGCACCTATTCGCCGACTAAAAGGACGGAACGAGTGGAGCGGTTGTTTGTTCATGAACGGTGGGCAGATGCCATGAGAAGCCCGGGTGATACTGTTCAAGGGACGCTGTTCGATTAAAAAGCCTTATCCACGAATAACGTGTAAAGAATTCTCGATTTTCTTTACATGTTCGCTCGAAATGTAAAGATTTTTTATATGTCTAAAATACTGAAAAACTATGCGAGAAATTAAATTTAGAGGCAAGCGTGTAGATAATGGGGAGTGGGTTTATGGAGACCTGATTCATTGCTACGGCGCAGACGCAGGCCGGATATTTATCAAGACCTTTACAGGATTATATGAAGTTGATCCCACTACCGTCGGCGAGTATACTGGGCTGAAAGACAAGAACGGCAAGGATATTTGGGAGGGGGATATAGTAAAATGGGAAAATCTCATAAAAACTAATATGCGTAGCGTAATTGCCTATCGAGATCGGATGTTCTGTTTTGTAGATGCGAACAATGAACCTGAGGAAATTTGGTGTTGTTCATTTACGAAAATAGGTAATATCCACGACAACCCGGAATTGCTGAAATAACTATGGATGACATTACCCGCGTCTGCCGCAAATGCGGGCAGGAAAAGCCGTTGGAAGAGTTTGTAAAAGATAAGACCCGCGAATTAGGTTATAGTTATACTTGCAAACATTGCAGACGAGAACACGCCTGTAAGTATCGTGCTGATAACCACGAAAAGGTACTGGAACGCACCCGCAAGTGGCGAGTTGATAATCCCGAAAAGGTGCGGGAGTATGACCGCAAGTATCGTGCTGATAACCACGAAAAAATATTGGAATATGGCCGTAAGCATTATGCTGAGAATTCCGAAAGGTACAAGAAATATTCCCGCAAGTGGCAGGCCGCTAATCCCGAAAAGGTGCGGGAAACACGCCGATATAAGCGCGAGATATTGTCTGACGGTTATTTAAGGCGTCAACTAAAACAACGCAACCTCCCCGTAACCCCAGAAACAATCGACTACAAACGTATTCAACTAAAGTTATACCGAGAAATCAAAAAACAACAAAACGATGAAAGAGATTAAGAACATCCGGGAATTGACGGCCGATTTGGGCCGCGTGTATGCAGAGCTTCGGGCACGAGAGATCGAGATCAAAGAGGCATCGGAGATTGCTAACATTGCGGGTAAGATCATCAACGGCGCAAAGGCTGAAATGATGTACCGAATCGCCCGTAAGGAGAAGCCGTCGATACCTTTTTTCGATGCCGATGGCAAATAATTTTGCAGATTCGAAATGATTTTCTATCTTTGCTGTTGCGACAGAACTACTTTACGTAGTCATTAGAAATATACGAACGTCTTTTGGGCGTGTTCCCGTTGCACTTCTACGCTACGTAGTTGTGGTTCTGTCGCAAGAATTAGGGGGCACGCCCTCTTTTTATACCATACATTAACCTAACTTGTGTTCAACAAATGCGACAGAACAACACAAGTGGTACCCGGGTAAATAACACCCAGACCACACCGCGCGCGAAGAAAAGCCGCACCGCATTCTACCGTTGCCATCTGAAGGCCAACAAACCCCTATTTTCATCTGATAGGGTCGATTACACCAACGTTATCCGCGCCACGTGCGAGGAGCATGCTTTAGGCTGTTTCCTTGCTCAGTTCCGCGTGCTCTATCCCGCGTATGCTGTCGTTGTCGGCACCATACTCGTAAGCCGGGTATTCCCCTCCAAGTCCAACCGTTAAAATAGGCCGCTATGGCACATCTTATCACCTTGTTGGCGTTCATCGCGCCGATTGCCGTGGCATTCGGCTGGGTGCTATCCAATCAGCACCGCGCAAAGGAGATTGGAAAATTGCTAACCTCAATATTCGAAAGCCATGAATGAGTTTACGGAAATCACGGTTAAATGCGTGTGGACGACGATAAAGGGGCGCATTTGGCGAGCCCAATACCGCCTGCGGTCAAAGGCTGTCCGGATACAATCCAAGGCCATCTACCGAGCATTGAAGAACGAGAACAAGCCCCGTATTTACCGGGTTGAAATACGATAACCCATGGACACACAATATTGCACGACAACCACGTCAACCTCTGTGCTTGCACTGGAAGAGTACCAGGACATTCCCAGCAAGCACATCAACGGTGATCGGGATAAATTCTCGGAGGTTGCCTCAAGGCTGGTCGACATAGACCTGAAGCTGATATACCATGCTTTCCGGGAGGCTATCAGGAAAGATCGTCGTGGTGATGAAGACGGCCGGGTCTATACGGTTGCATACAAAATCTACGACATTCAGGCGAGGCATCACTATATGCCTGTTTATGAACGCCGATACGACGTCTTCGCCGGATGTTTCGAGGAGGTGCAAACCGGGTGCGAAGACAGCATCGAGGTTATTAATGTCACCGATATTGACGGCCGGATATGGCCAGGGCATATGGCCCGGTTGAAAAATTACGCAAAACGAAACAATTTATAACAATGAGGACAATCATTGAAGTTGCCATTGGCAACATTACCATCTTTAGCGCGAAGTACTCACGACGTCTTGCGGATAAAGAAATCCATAAGGTTGTGCGTGAAGGGTACATCGGCATCGACCGGAGCAAAGCCGTGATAACTATTAAATACGAGTAGGCTTATGAAAGAGTTAATCGCTATCCAGTCGGAATTGAAAGCCCCCAAGGGGCAGTATAACAGTTTCGGGAAATACAAGTATCGGAGCTGCGAGGATATTCTCGAAGCAGTCAAACCGCTGCTCAAAGCGCATGAATGCGCGTTGAACCTTTGCGATGACATTGTCAATGTCGGCGATCGCTACTACGTGAAAGCCACGGCGCGCATCACCAACGCCTCCGGAGAATCGGCGACGGCCACTGCTTTTGCCCGTGAAGATTTCGACAAGAAAGGGATGGATGGGGCACAAATCACCGGTACAGCGTCGAGCTACGCTCGCAAATATGCCCTTAACGGGTTGTTTTGCATCGACGATACAAAAGATGCAGACACGGACGAGCGGCGAACCGAGAATACCAACCGGGCAGCTGCGCAAAGTGCAAAAACTGTACAATCCACTAAGACCCCGGCCAACGCTCCGGCACCTGCCCGCAAACGAATTACTATGGAACACCTGGATGACCCTATCACCTGCGATCAGCTGCTGAAATGGATGTACGGGGTTCTCACGACTGACAACTATGCCGCAGATTTTGACGCAGGGGCACGCCTGCTGAAATACCGCGACGCCGATGCCGAAGTCGTGGATCGCTTCTCGGCGCTCTTCGAATCATATCGTCAGGCACGCAAAAATGCAAAGTGATATGGAAGCACATGTAATGTTGCTGCGGGAATCGACGCCCGCCGCCGAGCTGGCCGCCCGGGCTATCTCCTCGGTTGTAAACGGGGAGGTAGACCCGATCACGGCTCACATCAATATCAGCCGTATGGAGGCCGCCATCAAGCTCTTCAAGGAGAACACCTACGTGCGCGACATCACGCTGCGGGAGCTTGCCAAATACGGCAAATCGCATCAGTTCGGAGACTGCCGACTGGAGGAGGCCGAATCGGGCGTCAAGTACGACTATTCGATGTGCGGCGACAGCCGGCTGAACGATATGTACAAGACGCTGGAAGCCCTCAAGGTCGACATCAAGGAGCGCGAGGAGATGCTGAAAAAACTACCGCGTACCGGAATGGCAGACCCTGATACGGGCGAGGTTCTTTTCCCTCCAGCCCGTAGTAGCAAAACGACCGTCAAAACCACTTTCAAAAAGCAATAAACAATGGCAGAACTGATTAACGTGTCGCTGTGTGTCAGCGACATTCCCAAGGACAAGATTTTTGTTGCCGAAAACGGCAAGAAGTACATCGGCATTTGCGTATCTGAGCTCCGCGAGGTTGACCAGTACGAGAATACGCACTGCGTGTTCATCCGGCAGTCGAAAGAGGAGCGCGAACGCAAGGACAAGCGGACGTATGTAGGCCGAGGTAAGGCTGTGGTGTTCCGTCCCTCGGAACCCACTCCCGACCAGGTTGCAGATTTGCCGGTCGCCGAAGATGTGGATGACCTGCCTTTTTAGGAGGCAGTGGAAAAATTGCTGTATATGGAAGAGTGGAAAGATATAATTGGGTACGAAGGGCGTTATCAGGTTTCTGATTTAGGGAACGTGAAGTCACTTAATTATTCCAGAAAAGGGGTTGCGCAGCTTCTAAGGCCTATTCTAAAGAGCACAGGGTATTATGTGGTAACACTAAATGTAAATGGCCGTCAAAAACAATTTCATGTACATAGATTAGTCGCAGATGCTTTCGTAAACAAGAAATACGGCTGCTCCGTGGTGGATCACATAAACACTATTAAAACAGACAATAGAGCGGAGAATTTGAGATGGGGAACTATATCTGATAATGTTAATAATCCTATAAGTGCAGATCGAAGAACAAAATCAATCCGAAAGTTGTTAAAGGGGAAATATGGCGTGGCCTCTTTAAAACATAGGGCTTGTGTGCAAAAAGATTTGGACGGTAACATTGTCAAGATATGGAGTTGTATGTATGATGCAGTCAGGGCTTTAGGTGTCGATAGTGGCGGTTTGACGAGAGTATGCCAAGGTAAACAGCATACTGCAAAAGGATATAAATGGGAGTATTATAATGCGGTATGATCTTAATTGTGAAATCGACATATGTCGGTTTAAACATCGGGTTGCCTCCTTAATTTCAAGGAGATGTATTGTTGAGCTGACGGATAAAAAACCAGTCAGGACGTCTTCTCAAAATAAATATCTTCATTGTATTCTTGGCGAATTCGCCATGCAAACCGGGAATCCGATAGGATATGTCAAACAGGAATATTTCAAACGGCTATGCAACCCGGAATTATTTGTGCGCGTCGAATACGACAAGCTGATGCACAAGGAGGTCGAAAGGCTCCGGTCAAGTCGTGACCTTGATACAGGAGAGATGACAACAGCAATAGATCGGTTCCGTAATTGGGCTTCAATGGAGGCGGGCATCAACTTACCAAGCCCCGAGGATAATGAATGGATCTCTTTCATCGAGCGGGAAATGCAACATCAAAAAGTGTGGCTGTAACACGGACATAGAATGAATTACTTAGACCTGATACGAAAATTTTGGCAACTTGATGCAACGTGGCAATTTGGCTGCTGTGAATCGAGGCTTTACTTCTACCTTGTAGAACAAGCGAATCGGTTAGGCTGGCCGGATAACTTCACGCATTCCGACGCACGGACGTCGATCAATGTAGGGGTGTCACCTAAGAGCTTGCGCGCCGCCAAAAATCGTCTTATGCAGGCTGGGTTGATCTCATTCTCCGGCGGCGGAAAAGGTCGTGCCGATAAATGCAAATACACTTTTAGGTGTTCAAATTTACCACCCATAGTACCACCTAACGGTACACCTAAAGGTACACCTAAAGGTACACCTAAAACAGAGGATACTTCTTATATAGAAGATAAACTAAACCAAACATATAATACCCCCTATAATCCCCCTTTGCAGGGGGAAGAGGTTACGGGCATCCCCGAAGAGTTCGTAACTCTTTGGGATGGGTTTAAGGGAAAACGCAAGTCGCTTGCTGACGACTATAATGACTTTTGCAAAAAGACGGATGGTTTGACCGTTGATTATGTTAAATTAGGATACCATGCCCAGCTTGCAAAAAACGTCTATTTCCAGACGTGGCTAAACGACTTTTTCCCGAAAAAATTCCGGTGCACGCTTGACACCTCCGTTGTCGAACCTACGTTCCAACCCATTGTGGCGGATTGGCTTGCCTACAAGTCTGAACGCGGACAGACCTATCGCCAGCGGGGCTTCGAGAGCTTCTATGCGCGGCTTATGGAACTTTCCGGGGGCAATGCGGATACTGCCCGAGGGATTATCGAGCAGTCCAAGGCTAATAACTGGGCGGGGATATTCCCGCTGAAAACGACAAACGACTATGGCAGAAATGCAGACAATCGGGTCGCTCATTGCGACATTACCAGCGACGAGTTCATGCGCCGTTGCGAAGAGCGGGTCAGAGCGCGCCTTGCTCGCACAATGGCGCGGGAAATGGGGACGGACGGCGGCGGTGATGCTTAAGCGTTTTAACCCCGGCGTGCAGCGCTATTGCGCCGCGAATATCGACCGTTGCTTCACGGGGGATGCGCCTTCCCTGCGTCAGGTGCGGAAAGCCTACGGTGGGGATACGCTCGATTCGTGGCTGGATATTCAGCTCACCGACCTCGTGAACTTCTGCGGCGTGAAAGGCAAGGAGGAGTTTTCTCGTATCACCGACGCAGTGGCAGCAGTCATAGCAGACAACTTCGGTTATCTGAAACTATCAGAGTTGATGCTCTTTTTCCAGCGTTTCAAGGCGGGGCATTACGGGCATTTCTACGGCACGGTAGATCCGCTTGTCATCACTGAGGCGTTGCAGGTGTTTCTCGAATATCGAGCCGACCGACTGGCACGCATCGAACGCGACCGCCACAAAACCGAGAAGCTAAAGAGGGAGGAGGAGCGCGCCGAGCGGGAACGCCGGGGCGAGCTACTGACCGCCGAGGAGTGGAAAGAGATAGGATGGCTTTTTAATCTATGAACTAACTATGACGTACATAGGCATTGATACGGGAGTACATACAGGCTTCACGGTATGGCATTCGGACACAAAATACCTCGCGGAAGTGAGTACCATGACGATCACCCAGGCAATGGAGCGCGTGAAAATGATCTCCGACATTCGGGGCAAAGATAGTATTCGACTGTTCATCGAAGATGCTCGCCAACGCAAATGGTTTGGCAATACGGGACGAGAGCGCCTGAAGGGAGCCGGAAGCGTTTGTCGAGATGCATCAATTTGGGAGGGTTGGTGCAAGGAGCAAGGCCTGCAATATCGGATGATTGCTCCTAAGAATAATCGTACTAAACTATCCGCAGCACAATTCAAAGCTCTTACGAAGTGGCAGGGGAATACCTCGGAGCACTCAAGAGATGCCGCCATTTTAGTATTTGGCAGATAAGTTTTGCAGTCACTCCAGTCCCCTCAGTTAACCTTTAACGAATAAAAGATGGATAACAATCAAATAATGAGTTGTCAAGAAGAGTATATTTCTCGGATAAAACATGAGCTTTTGGGATTTTTTACCACGGATCAAGTATGCCGTATTGTTGAATCCCTCTTACTTGTTTGCTCAGATTATCGTATTGAAAAACATTCAACCTCTATAGTTTCGTATCAACCGGAATGTATTTCCGAAGCACAATTTGTCGTTCAGAATTTTTTAGTTGCCAAGTCGGTCGAAGGATTCAGTCCTCGTTCAATAGCGTATTACCATCAAATTTTAAAGCAGTTTTTCGCCTCGACGACCACCCAGTTTCCGAATCAATCACTTAAATGCATCAGTTCGGATGTTGTGCGGTGGTATTTGGCCATGCGTAGTGTTTTGGGCAAAGTCAGTAAAGTAACACTGAATAATGAACGACGTGTATTATCGTCTTTTTTTTCATGGGCATCATCAGAGGGATATGTTCAGGTCAATCCGATGCTTAAAATAAAATCTATTCGAGTTGATAAACGAGTAAAGGAACCCTTTACGGATGACGATATGGAAGCTATCCGGGGTTCTGTCAGAAATAATTTTGAACATGCTCTGGTAGAACTTCTTTATTCAACAGGGATTCGCTGTTCGGAGTTGGTTCAAATACGCATTAGGGATATAGATTTTCAGAATATGCAAATGAAGGTTTTGGGGAAGGGCGGTAAAGAACGCTATGTGTATTTAAATGCCAAAGCGAAACGGGCCGTTCTGGCACATATGTCACATGGTCACGTAGATTGTTACCTTTTTCCTGCATCTCGGTCATCGAATCATATATCCACATCTTATGTTCGGCAGGTTCTGCATGATATAGGGAAGCGGGCCGGTGTCTCAGACGTACATCCGCATCGTTTCAGGCGGACTACCGCATCCATGGCTTTGAGTCGCGGAATGCCGATAGATCAAGTACAAAAATTATTAGGTCATTCGAACATTGAAACAACGACGTTGTATGCTATTACGGATGTTGAAAATGTGAAATCAAGCCATAAAAAGTATTTGAATTGATGAAACAGCTATGTGACATATTGGGAGTCGAAACCGTAGATTCTATTCCATATCGCCTAAATGAAGTTCTTTTTTACGGCGATTCCGACCGGGATCCTATTTACCGGGCTATATGTGATATGTATGCGAATGATTTAAGCTATGATTGGTTTTATGATTTTTATCAGAGCTTGTACGCACAACGCAAGGATTTGAAACAGGACTTTACGCCAAAATCTATTTCGGATGTCCTGTTGCGTATATCTTCGTCAGATTCAGCCAAAATCACCTATGAGCCCTCTGCCGGCACCGGGTCTCTGTTGATACGTCATTGGTGGAGATCGCGTAACAATTATTCGCTATTTAATTACAGTCCTATTGATCACATTTACATTTGTTCTGAAAAATCAAGTCGCAGCATTCCTTTTTTATTATTCAATCTCAGCGTTCGTGGTATTCAAGGTGTTGTATTTCATGAAGATACTTTAACCGAAGAGCGCTCGTCCATATACTTAGTAGCAAACATATTAAATAATCCCCTTTGTTTTTCACAAATAATTCGATTGAAAGATGAAAAAAACGAATATAAAATACTCTCCACAAGAGGAGGCGATGCTCAAGGAACTTTATTCTGACATGCAGAATTCCAATATATCTATTCTGCTCGGTCGTTCTGTGAATTCCATTGCTAACAAAGCATCTCGCTTGGGATTGAACAAGTCTAAATTGCATCTTCATAAAATAGCTGCTATGCCCAATAAAGGTAAATATAAATCAGGTCATGTGCCTCATAATAAAGGACGTCGCCAGCGGGACTGGATGAGCATGGCGGCTTTGTCTAAATGCACAGCAGCGCGTGTGCATCGACGTAAAAATACCCAAGGATATTTGGCTAAAGGTGTTCTGATTAAAAGAATAGACGGAAAGCTACGTAATGTGGCTCGCCATATCTGGGAGATTACTTTCGGGGCAATACCCGATGGTTATGTTGTGCATCATCTCGACGGCAATCTGCGAAATGTGAGCATAGAAAATTTAGAGTTACGTCGTAGGGGATGGAACTTAGGATACGACAGCGTAGCCGTAAAACAAAGTATTGCTTCTCGTCGTGCAAAGGCTCAACGCTGTAACTACCAAGATAAATCAATAACAGAATGCCGATCTTATGATACAGATTGCATGCCTAATCCCATGGAGTTTATTATAAAACAGCAAAAATTATGACAGACCAAGTAACGAGCATCGAGCAGTCGAAGCGGCTGATCGAGTTGGGAGCATCCGCAGATAAGGCGAGCATGGTATGGAGATGGGGATATGAGCTCAAAATTTGGCAGGAGTGTAAGATGGATAAGATTCTGGCCTATCAAGAGTTTCCTGAATCCTTTATTCCCGCCTTCACGGTCGCCGACCTGCTGGGGTTGTTACCTCCGAAAATTTCATGTCAAGGCCCATCTGATGGGAATTTTCGCATGAGGCGATATATGGGCGAGAATGGCATCGAGTGGGTTGTCGACTACGATCGTTTTATCGCTAACGATGTTAGTATTATTAACGCCCTTGTCGAAACAATCATCCTGCTTGTGTCTACTAAACATGAGTTGAACATATGAGACTGCCTATCGAAGTTCACAACAAGTTGATCCCGTTCAAGGGATTCAGCTGGGTAACATGGCTTTTATGGTCTTTTACCCGGAAGCCGATGGCGTGGAGCATGGACGAGACTACGCGCCGGCATGAAGGAATCCACTGCGCCCAGCAGATCGAACTCGCCGTTCTGTTCGTAGCGATCCTCGTGCCCGTCGCCATCAGCTACTCGTTCGCGTGGTGGGGCTGGGTGCTGACAGTGGTCGGCATTCTCTTCGCCGGCTGGATTTGCTACGGCATATCGTGGCTGATCGAAGTGATTATCCCGCCTTATCCGGGCGCGTACTACTACACCTGCTTTGAGACCGAGGCATACAACCATGAGGATGATCCGGACTACTTGAAGCGGCGCATACCGTTCTGGGGCTGGATTTCCTGTATACCTAATCGGAAAGTTAAACACAAAAAAAACTAATTTATGAATACAGAAACGATGTTTTCATCTAAGACCGATTTATGGGCTACACCATAGGATTTCTATGATAAACTCAATAGTGAATTTAATTTTACACTTGATCCTTGCGCCACCCCGCATAATGCTAAGTGTGTTAAATTCTACACCAAAGAGCAGGACGGGCTCCGACAAGATTGGGGCGGGAATACTGTTTTTTGCAATCCGCCATACGGTCGGGATATATACGCATGGGTTCGTAAATGCTGCATGGAGGCACAAAAAATTAACACAATAGTTGTAATGTTGATTCCGGCGCGTACAGATACTCGATATTTTCACGAATTTATTTACCACAAAGCACGGGAAATTAGATTTATAAAGGGGAGGCTAAAATTCGGGGGCCAAAAAAATAGTGCTCCGTTCCCGTCAATGGTGGTTGTATTTTAATCCATAAACTGTTTTAAAATTTAAGCACAAAGATAACTAACCATGAAAACACTTTATCTCTGGGTTTCAGACAAAGGCTGGACACCCTTTCAGTACAATGAACTTTCTGAATTATCCTCCGAATTTGAGGCGCGCAATATCAAACTGGGCTACGGGTGCGAACTGGGCGACGGGTGCGAACTGGGCTACGGGTGCAAACTGGGCGACGGGTGCGAACTGGGCTACGGGTGCAAACTGGGCGACAGGTGCGAACTGGGCTACGGGTGCAAACTGGGCGACGGGTGCAAACTGGGCTACAGGTGCGAACTGGGCTACGGGTGCGAACTGGGCTACGGGTGCAAACTGGGCGACAGGTGCGAACTGGGCTACGGGTGCAAACTGGGCGACGGGTGCGAACTGGGCGACGGGTGCGAACTGGGCGACTGGTGCGAACTGGGCGACGGGTGCGATGTTCCTAAATCGCTATTTATCAGCGCATCTCGTCATACAGTATCCTATTGGGGTGAGGATGTTATTCAAATAGGCTGCAAACGCTACACCATTTCCGAGTGGCAGAAGCATTTCCGAAAAATTGGCGAGGCCGAAGGCTATAGTCCCGAGCAGATGGAGGAATACAAAGGGTATATAGACCTGATCGCTGCAATGCACAAGACGTGGGCGTTACACTAAAACATCCTAACCATGAAAAGCGAAAAAGCAAGGGAATTTATCGACGGGTGCATAAACAACCTTACAGTTGATATGCCTGACCACGTTGAAAGGCGGTTGAGATTGGCAATGACCCACACAGCCGAGCTTGCCGAGCAGGAAGCCGAGGAGCGGATGCGGGCGAAAGCGATTGAGGCGTATTGCCAAGATTGCGGTTGTAGGGTAGAAAATGAATGTGGGATAGATTCGGATAGTTGTATAGCATTCCGAACTTTCATCCAAAAACTGAGCGAGAAATGAAAACGACTGAGGAAAGAGCAAAAGAATACGCGCATCAATACCGACGAGATGTACAT